TCAGAGTTGCTAATCCAATCATCTGTCGCTATTGGCAAGTCAGCAACCATCTCGCCTTTGCGTTGGTCATCCAAGTACCAACGATTTAAACGGCCAAGAATCTTAAACACACGACGTTGTGAGTCATGTAAGCGAGCATGAATAGAACTAAAGACTGCAGCGCCTTGCTCAATTAAAGCCTGTGTAGTGCCTACAGGAGCGTTAGAAGTAATGTCGGCTATCTTCTCCTCAGCCGTAGTCACCACGCCCTTTGCGGCGTTATCTAGCCATCCTAATAGGGAGAATAGAACAGGCGAGGGCTGATTGAACGGCACAGGCATCGCAATCTTACGTACATCGTCTACCCCCGGAGCGCCTTCAATCTCAGCGACTTGCGTAGGTTCGATAACTTGGGACTGACCGCTAATCTTCGCTCCTTTAAGCTTGAGCATAGTCGGAGCGGTATTAATATGGGCGCTATCAAGAAGAGCACGAAGAGCGCCAGTAAGAGCAGCGCTAAGACCGCCAATGAGATGAGGGAGTCCGATTGCATAAGCCCCACGCCAAGGAATAAATTTGAACTCAATTATGTGATCCAGTTTTGTTAATGTATCGTCGCCATCTTCCCAATTACGATACAAGCCAATAACGTCACGCTCGTTCTCATCAATCATCAGGATATAAGGAGCGCGCTCACCTTTAGTGCGCTTGTCATCTTCAAGGTCTAGCCATGTCTGTATGTGATACACACGACGCACACCATCGATGTTTGCAGATTGGCGCTTCTTACCTTCAATCTTGTCGTTAGCCTTCTCAGGCTTGCTTTGGTCTGGCTCCATCGGCGCACGGTACACACCAAGGTCAGCATACAAACCAGTCGCCACACGCAGGTCATACTCCTCTTGCGTAATGTCTTGAACTTCAGTCACCCGTGCTGCGGTATAGAAGTTACCAGCTGCAAAGGGCAGGTAGATGTTGTCAATAGGTACAAACTCAGCAGTAGGACGCTTACGCTGCTCATCCCACCATAGCTTCATGTACTGTGAGCCACCCAATGGTAGCTGTGTCAGCATCTGCTCTTGCTCGTCGCGGTACTCTTCGATCTGCTCAGTCAGCTGCCAATTCATGTAGTCGCGCTTACGGTCTGCGCGTTTAGTCTTCTCTTCCGTAACCTCACCAATGATCTTGGTACGTACAGGGCCGTCAGGTGGGAATAGTTCTTTAATGGCACGGGCTGCAAAGTCAACACACGCCTCAGCCATCACAGGGTGAACTACCTTAGATGCACCCATGAACTGAGCACCACCCGGTGCATCATGCCCTAGACCAGTACGGCGTAGACCATCTTCGTATTGCTTATCACGCTCTTCCCTAGCTTCCTTATCTTTCTCAATAAGGTCTAGGTACTTCATAGCGATGTCAGACAGCTCGTAAGACTCTATTGACTCAGCTAAGTTCTGATAGAAGTCAGGGTCTTCCTCTGGCCCCTTCAAGTCACTCATGCGTACAATCGCTGAGCCATCTTCTAGCTCTTCAACCTCTGGGTCTTCTTGGTCAAACAGCTCACTAATAGATTCATCAGACTCAGCAGTGTCCTCAGACAACGGGGCGATGTGCCTGTTGTAGTCCTGCGGTATGGGCATCTCAACAGCCATCATTTACCTCTTAACAGTTTATACTTCATTTAATCAATCCTTTTATTGACTTCCGTTTAATTTATTGTTAAATTAAAAGTCCATCAGTGGGAGATAACATGGATAAATACGATGAAGCAATAGAGTTTTTGCAACAACAGGGCGGCTACCATGAAGAGTGCGCTGAACTAATTCAAGAACTTTTGCATCGAGTTTTTTTGCTTGAACAAAAACCAATTTCAAAAAAGAAACAACTAGAAATTGATGCAATGTTTCGTGAAATGGAAAAAGGCGCAAAGTCATGGCATCTCCGTGATTATCGGCGTTCTTCTGCCAAAGAATTAAGCGAATAACCTAGGGTAGCTAAAGCTGCAGCTGGTGTTGCGCCCTTGCGTACTAGCTCTACTACTTTAGGCCAATCTTCTTTCGCAAAAAATTTTCGTGTGTTTTGTATATCTTCACGCGCACCTTGCATAGCCGCATCGCGTTCCATCTTTGCTCGGATAACATTACGTACGCCCTCTGACTCGCTTATGTTTTGAGCAACAGAGTGCGGCAATCCAGCAAATTCCTGTAACACCGCCGACGTTGCCTCACCACTGTATGGGGCCGTAGGTTCAATTTCCTTCTCGCCAAACTTGCCTATACCGGGCGTATAAATAGAAGTGTTAACAGACTTCATTGGCTTAGAAGGATAAATTTTTTGCAGCTCTTTACCCTTTGACTTCATTAACTTCGCAAGGTCTTTGCCGCCCATAGCATCACTGTCATATGGGAATATTGTTATCCCCCTACTCGTTGCAGTTGCTCCATATCCAGTGCCCTCTAGCTCTCTGGTTATAGCTGCTAGTTGTTCTTTAGTTGGCATAACCCCAAGAGTTGGATCAGTAGGATGCGAACCCCTAGTGTCAAGCACCAAAGCGTTCTTACCAGAAACTGAACCCTTAGTGTTTGGCAAATTCAATGCGCCAGCCTCTTGGGCATCAATTACAGCACGAAGCTTTTCCAAAGCGCTAGCTGTTTTAACTGTTTGCGGAGAAGCTTTACCACCACCGCCGCCAGTTGGAAAATCGAACAAAGGCCGAGATATGGTCATAGGATTATGTTCCATTTGACCTGCGCTGTTTAAGTAAGCACCTGTTGACTCCACTGCAGGCAACTGCCGCATACCTAAAGCGGAATACAGAACATCACGATTTCCAGCGCCAACTGTGGGGGCCTCTGCTGATGTATATGGAGTCGGTTGATCCCAACGCCCTGTGGCAGTATAAGCAGCCTTCTCTTCAGGAGTTGCGGCAAGCATTGACGGTACATGGCCAGTCGAAGCTCCGGGTATCGCCTCATGCGTTGACGACGCTGCATGTTTGTACATGTAATCTTGTGCGGTATTGTTGGCCTCACGTATTGCGGCTTTAACACCTTCTAACGGAGAGCCAGCAAACCTAGCCTCTTTACCACGCGAATACAAGTCTTGAGCTTTACCAAGTACCCAAGGCATCTCTTGAATGTGGGGGCCAGCCCAAGTAGAACGGCCACCAACATTAGCTTGGTTAGCTCTATCTACTAGCAATGCCGTCTCTGCATCCATTACAGGGTGCATAGTACCGCTCACTCCACCTTTCCATATATCACCTGCCGGGTCTGTGTATCCAAAACCTTGAGCAGCTCTAAAATCGTTTACACCAAACGGGCCAGCGTTGGGGAGCCGAGGATCATTCTTTTCTTTGTACTCGCCTATTTTGAACCCAAGCTTAGCAGCTCTGTCCTCAGCTATTGCTTTATCTAGTGTACGCATAGGAGCTCCACGGTACGCCATTTCAGGCACTCCAACGGCGCGTGAATTTAAATGCTTCAATGCAAAACCAAGTTCACTTTCAGGAGATACGCCTGCGCTATATACACCGTGGTGCTCTAAAATCCGATTCAGCTGGTGGGGCTCGGCGCTCATTGCTATGCCTTCTTTTGCGCGGTCATACCATGTTCCTAATCGTTCTGGATCGGCCATAGCAATTGCGTTCACAGAATCAGCAAACTGCTCATCTAATGATTTGCGCATAGCTCCTAAAGCTTGTGGGCTTGTTACATGGCGAGGGAAGCCAACATAATTACCATATGCATCACGCTTGATATGCTCACCAGCTTGGGCCGCTTTGAGTACTGCATCTTCGCCTTCAGCCGCCAACATGGCACGGAAGTAATCAGGAGAGATAGCGCCCTTCCGGCCCTTGGATTCACCTTTTTCTTTTGGCTCCGCTGCCGCCTGCTTCTCAACTTTTTTAGCCAGCTTAGCTTCACGTTCTGCTTTTTTATTGAACAAATCAACTAAGTTTTGTTCTTCCGCAGTTAACGCCGACTCAGCAGCCGCCTCAGATTTGGCTTCAGCCTTTGCAATCGATTTACTTTTAGGCGGAATAGCAAACATAGGTTCAGTGCCACCAGCGGTTACCAACTTACCTAACGGCCCTTCGCCAGTCATGTAAGCACGGTGCAAAGCAGCTGCAATTTCTGGAGACATCTTCTTAACCCCGGCCTTAACGGCTTGTACGCCTTCGGCAATAGGCAATGGAGCAAACTCACCAAGTTGTTGCGCTACTTTACCTTCTTGTGACGTAGGCGCTAATGGTAAGTTTTCTTTTAAATATTCTGTGCCATAAGGTATTTGATATGACTGACCAGTCATTATCTGGGGAATGTCTACGCTGTTAATCAAGTCTGTCATCCATCCAGCACCTGATGTAATAGCTCCACGACCAGCACCTACAATCGTATTGCCTAAGCCACGAATAGCTCCGGGGATCATGTCGCTTGCATTCTGTACTGGCTGACCTGCGCGGTTCCTAGCTATGGCTAAGCGCATCTCATCGAGGTCTGGACGAATAGGGAATTCTTGGGAAGGTACACCACCATCAGCCATCTTTTGTGGCGGCACAATAGATTTGATACGTTCTAACGTTGCATTACCTGCATTTGTTGGCTGATTGTATTGAAGACTCTTCTTTAATAACTCAGCCTTCATTGCATCTGCAGTTAGTTGATTGGCAACTGCGGCTTGTGCTTCAGCTGATCCTTTAGGGAGTCGGGCCAACGCCTCTTCAAGTAGCTTGGTATATGCTGGCATATTTACACCGCGTAAGGGTTGACACGCCGTGGACGAGTCTCGTCAACGTAATCATCGTCATTATTATATAGATAATCAGTCACAAGTAAACCTTGATCTCTCAGTAAGCGCAACGCCTGCGTTATGGCATCTACTAAGTCATCATGCCGCACTTCAGGAAAGCTACACAGCTGATTGATCAATGGCTCAACCCAATCTCTAGCACTGCCCGGATTGTTTGAGGACTCAGGCACATACACTAAGCCCTTCTGGATAATAGGAGCCACAATGTTTAACCGCTGGGTTTTGTCAGCCATGCCGGGGTTGTAGTCCCTCACCTGTAGACCAGCTCGCCTCAAGTCTTGAAGTAAGGATATGCCTGCAGACTTGTCTTCAATAAGAATCATGTCTACCTTCTTGCCGTGACCGAACTCGTTCTCATCACCATAGATAGACGTTGCTTCTTCAATAACTCTGGGACGTAGGTCAGGGTACTGCAAGTGTTCAGTCCAACAGTCAATCACCATGGCGCTCATCGCCTTGTCTTCAGATGGTCTGAATATCCCTAGCGTCACACACGCTGTAGGATCGTTCCTCGTCTTGTCAGACGTTGCGCAGTCGTAGCTCTGAACTACATACTCAAACCTCGGTAAAGGCTTCTCAGCAGGCCATAACTTGAACCAATTACGCTTAACGATACCTGACTCTTCAGGGTCAATCAGCTCAGCATAGACCTCCTGACGACCAAGAGATGTACCGTCATACTGCAAAATCTGCTGCTTAAACGTAGGCGCTAAGTTGTCAATGTTGTCATACGTTGTGGCAGTAACGAAGCATACGTCCTCGCCGTCTCTGTCCACTAAGTCAAAGATCAGTGGCTTAGGCTTTGGAGTCGTCGTGCAGAATATCCGCGGCTTTTGACCCAATCGCATGCCAAACATCAGCATGTTAAAGCCTTCGTCCAAATACTCCCAAGCTGCCAACTCGTCGAGCCATCCACCATGAAACTGAGGGCCACGAAAGCGCTCAGGCTCACTAGCAGGAATGCCTTTGATCAGGCTTCCATTGATTAGCTTTAGTTCATGAAGGGTCTTGGTATAGTTGTCAATTAGCTCAGGAGGCATGACACTCAGGATTCCTGATTCACCCTCAAAGCAAACGTCACGGACATCCCCTGATGTCGGAGCAGATACTAACCACCGAGTCTTTGGTTGGCTCCAAGCTTGCCACCATGTCCATTCAGCCGCAGCTCTAGTCTTGCCTGCGCCACGACCAGCCAAAAGTAGGTGAACCGTGTACCAATCACCCGCAGGTGGTATCTGGTGCTTATGCGCTTCCTTTAACCACTTGACTCTAGCTGTGATGGCCGCCCTGTAGGCAGGCGGCATGTCAAAGAACTTCTTCTGTAGGTTTGGGTCTCTTAGGGCTTGGTCAAGGGTCATTTCTGACGAGCAGCTTCTAAGTCAGCCATCATCTTAACGAACAAGTCGTTGTTAGCGTCTTGAACCACTAAAGGATTCTCAGCATCCCCCGCCAATATCTGACGGTCGCCATACTTCTTGGGGTTCCACTTAGCTAGTAGCTTCAGCCTTGTCTCAATCTGCAGCTTACGGTGGCCAAGCATATCTTTACGAGTAATCGTTAGACCATTTGAGCTGCTTGTCTCCTCCTCACCCATCAGTGGTGTGTCAGCAATAGCCAGTAAATCCTCAGCTATAGCGTCGTAGCCTTGCTCACGCGCCTGCGCGATGCGTTCGGAAAGAGCCTTGTCTTGAGCTGCCCAAGCATATATCGCTGTCCACGCAGGCATGTGATCATCTCTACATATCTGACGTAATGGTTCTCCATCTGATAGGCGTTCACATATCTCTGCGGCTAGTTCTGGAGTGTATTTGGAAGGTCTCCCAGTCTTCTTGGGGACTTTAGGTTGCGTCTCTGCAACTTTGTTAGATGGTTCAGACATATTTATTTCCTAAATATTTTGATTGTCTGAAGTTTAACTTGATGTTTATGCGTTGTCTAGGTTGGTACTCGCTGCGCCTGATGTCGCTACCTTCGTGCATGCCGCGATGCTTCACATCAGTATCCGCTTTCCCAGCTGGTTACGATTATCCAGCGCATGTGTCGATGCTACATTGGCCCATGCCGACTAGGTTGTTGGTATAAGCCGCAAATGGGGAACGAGGACAAGCCTACGCCCGATCACCGCACCTTCTTACACCAACACGGCTGAGGACTGTTTGCAGGCGCTACCTGCTGCACTCATTCGGGATTAAGAGCCGTACACGTTGCCTTGCAATGCAGAGCGCGACTTCATTCTCACTGACCGAAAATCTATGTGCCAATCCTCATGCGTGTAAGTTCTCGTCTTTCCGAGACGTCAGATTGCCTGTCTGCCCATCGTAGCCAGCTCGGGGCAGTGTCGAGACCTTTCGGTTTCTGCTTTCGCTTCATCAGTCGACAATGCTGGCCTACACCTACCTTTTCATGCAATCGCGGGAGGAAACGATCATTGTTGTTACCAACACGGCTGAGGACTGCATGACCAGAATACTCGGCAAACCTCCCTCTGGTGAGGGGCCTAGACAACTAAGCGATATACGCCAGTCTCTGCCTTATTCCCAATCCTCATGCGTCTTGGTGTTGGTACTCACCACCCTTGGCAAAACGTATCTCCGCGTTCCACCATATCTAGCTTTCCCAACACATTGATTTTACATTAATTATTGAACCACCTCAATCGTGGCATACACTGAACATCAATGATAATGTCACTCATCATGCCTGAAACTAACCGCTTACTGATGATAGGGACTGCTCGTAATCCGTTGGACTCGCAGTCACCCACCGCATGGATTACCTCATTCCTACTCATCTGCTGAGCCTGCGGATCAACTACCACAGGCACAACAGGCATCTGCGTACTTCTAATCGGCTCATGGGTAGTACAAGCCGCTAAAAGTAACGGTAAAAGTAATAAGGCTCTCATAATTGCTCCACTGTAATCTTGTACTTATTGGCGTTCTTGTCAGTAACTTCAATAGTTTTCGTGGTGCTCATGAAGTGGCCATGTTCGTTTAAATCCATTTGAACTTTGCCAACCAAACTGATTAGTGGGCTTCTCTCAGCGATTAAAGCCTCACGCATCGTGTGAGCAATGTAATCACAGTACGCCACCTGATCGCTAAAAAAGGCTTTGCCCAGTGCTGGCTCAGTGGACTCTAAAAGTGTGTCAAAAAAGCTCATACAGCCTCCGTAGGTTCGTTGCGATATGTGTAATCAAGCTCAGCAGAAAGAATGTCATCAATACGTTTGAGCATAGCGTCAGCCTCAGCATCTATGGCTTGCTCAAAAGCCTCTTGGGAAGCGAATAGAGCCTCATTACGGCGGTCTTCTTCGCGCTCGACCTCTATCAGCAGCAAATCCTTAATCGCGTCTTTAAACGTGTCTCCGTAGCCATACGGCTCATCTGGGTCAAAGTCTCTCGACGCAATGTAACGGTGTCCGGGTACAAAGCTACCCGCATGCTCTGAAACGTCTATTAGTCTGTCGTCAAATTTGTACATGTTTCTCTCCTGTTTCGCTGTTGCAGTTGGTCAATATTAAGTAGTTTATTGCAGTCGGTCAACTTCTTTTACTTCTTCTGCTTCTAAAATTATCTTTCTAATCCTGTCTATCATTTGCTGCATCATTTCTGGGCTAGTCCTGTCATGAAGTATGGCTTCCATGGCGACCAAGGCAGCTGTAGCTCCATCCTTATAGGCTTTAAAGTAAAGACTCATTTTTCAGTCATCTCCTCATAAATTTTAATTTTGATATCTTCGTCTTCTGCAGAAGTAAGTTTGTCCCACAGCTCGCGTGATACCTTGCCATCAACAATAATGTCGTAGTCAACTTCGTAATATCCGTTGTAATCCCAATCACTGTCCCAACTGCTGCGATTAGCTTTGGTCTCATGGAAATAGTTCACGCTCAGAATTACCTCGATTGGCTCTTCTAAAGCCGAGATGTCTAATGTGTATTCGATCTGTACTGGTTTCATTTGGCTCTCCTGTTTCGCTTATCTGGGGGCTTTCGCCCCCGCAAATTAAAAGTTGTAGTCGTAAAATTTAACAGGCTTGTCGCTCAGGGAAAACTTACGACCGTGCGGACATTTCCAGCCACGCTTGCCTAAACGAATACGAATTACTTTTGCTGTCTCGTCGCTGCTAATAGTCCACTTCTGGTCGCGCTGATTAGAGCAGTGGGCGCTAAAACCGCCAACATGGAACTCAAGCTTTACTGAGTCGTCACGCTCTGCCTTCATCTCGCGGATCTCAATAGTCTTGTCGCTAATAACACGAACGATCTCATATGGGTCAACGTCGCTGTAGCCGTAGTGGTTTGCATATTTCATGTTTTTCTCCTGTTTCGCTAACCTGACCAATGTGTCAGTGGTTTAATTCTAAGTTAAACGGTTTAGGCGAGTCAACCCCCTATTTCAATTATTTTTAAATTATTTTGTCCGTCACGTAATCCCCAGACCAATGAGTACCAAATGGTCTGTGGTGAAAGACTCGACCCTTAAAATCTTGCTCAGTTTGCAAGAAACTTTTAGGAGACAGAATCATTACCTTTTTGATTACCCTATCAATAACTTCAGGGTCTTTAGACTCTGCAGCTACCACTAACATGAACTGATGATGTTTAGATAACATTAAATTACTCCCTCAACCATCATAATGACCACAACAAATGTTAATGCCATGCATGCCCACATCACCCACTCATCAGGATCAATCATTGGTAACCCCCCAAAAAATGTCTAAATAATCATCGTAAGCAGCCCAACACAAGAGATATTGCCAACTACGTTCTGGCATACCCATATCAAAATAAACCTCAGCCAAATGCAAACATAACTCTTTCGATGGTGGCGACTTATTAATAATCATTCTTTTCCTTTAGCTTGGCTTCTATAGTCGCGGCAAAAATCATCAAACGGCTGTCTGGTTCGTTCATAGCTTTGACTAGTTCAAACTGTAAATGCAACCGCGTTTCAAGCGATACTTCAGGAAGAGCAAAAGCATTAAGCGCAAGATCAATCGTTTCTTTCTCCGTCAGCCCGACCCATTCTTTCTTTGTGTACAGCGGAACCTTATCCATCTTCACGACTGTCGGCGTTTCCCATTTAATAGGCGTTGCCCATTCAAGTTTACGTTCTTCGACGTTGATATATGCTACTGGTTCAGGCTGCGCTATGCCAATTACTTGAGCACTCTGTGCAAAACTTTGCGCAAACTCTTCAAAACTTTTAAACTTATCAAACCTTTTATCTTGTACTTTTATTGGCATGTCAGGTATCCCATCCATTACCCGCTTCATCATTTCTTCGTCAGTCATAAAACGCTCCATAACCATTTCACATACTTCGCTATCAAAACCCCAGCGGTACTAGCCATAAATACAAAGCAAATTATTACCACTAAGCCGTAGATATGTAGCACTAATGCTTTTCCCATTTCGTTCATTTCTGCCCCCTTGCGCGTATTTCAGCGGCTATATCATTCAGCTCCATGTCTTCATCTGTCCAACCGACGCGATGGTTTTCTACAGTCTTCGCACACGCTTCGCGCTCGGATGCTGCGACTATGTATGCAAAGCGTTCAAGTGCTTTATGCATTTTTGTTCTTTCAAACCCAGCTTCTTTAGCCATGCGAATAATGTCATCTTTAGTCATCTTGACCCCTATTAACGTGAAGTAACTTTGACTGAGAAGACTGCTGATGTCTTTGTGTAAGCTGCCAACTGTTCGTCAGTGATGCCTAAGTCTTTAGACAAGGCTTTCCAATCAATCGTTGAACGATTGGACTCAATGACTGTGGCTTTGAAAATGTTGCCCTCGAAAACTTTAGAACCGTTTAAGGCTGTGGCTGAGTCTTTTAACTCATCTTTGATTTGGTCAGCTTGTTTAGTCAGCTCAGCAATTTGAGCCAGTAATGAACCTAAGCTGTCGATAGTGTTGAGATCGTTTTTCATGGTTCGCTCCTATTTCGCTTGTCCTGCACATCGCAGTGACTACACTTTAATTCGGAGTTAAACGGTCTGTCAATACCCTAATTAAAATATTTTTTCATCTTTTTCTATTGGCAAGCCATCAGACAGTAACCGTTCAATAGTTACATTTAAGGCATCTAGCTCGTCCATCTTCTTGACTGCCCACATCCTACGTTGCCCATGGAAGCCATTAAATGCCCCTTGGTGGCAATCTTTACATAAGGCTATACAGATGTACTGCCTATGCTGTTTAACGTGGTGAGCATCGCTTGGAGGGGGCATATTGCAGACCGAACAGGGCAAGCTCTTGACCCTGTGTAGATGTCTGCGCTCAGCAGCTGTGAGTTTGTTGTTCAAATCGTAGCCCTGTACTCGGCGCGATTAGAGGCTTCCTGTGACCTCCAAACCTCGATCCTAGCCTCAGCTGCCACCATGTGCCATTTAAGCGCTTCCTCAGCCTCTACAGCCGCCCTAAGGTCATTTAGAAGCTGCAGGTATTCTGGGTGGCTGTAAGCATCTCGTTCCTGCGCATTCACCGCAGTCTCTAAAGATTGCTTCATTAGCAACGCCTTCTTAGACTTGCGGAACTCTTCAAGGTATATCCGTGTAGCCTTGGCATGCGCAAGCTTAGCTCCATGATCACGAATAAAGTCTACGGCTTTTTGTGGGTCTATCTCTCTTTCGCTCATCCGAATAACCTCCAAAATAATATGGCGCTACCTACTATCCCCATTACAAATATAGAAAACAAAACAACAATTAACATTAAAACAAGAGACCTAAAGTCACGCTCCTCTTTCTCTGTCGGCTTTGCTTTTTCTAAGCGAGCAGCTCTCGCAAATCCATCTCTGTCGTTTGCCATCAGCAAATACCTTATATGTGCCGCCCACTATGGGCTTGGTCATCATGCAGTTCGTGCAAAACCTCGGATTCTGTGCTGCTTCTTTCGCTACTGACACGGCTAATTACCTTCCTAATCTGTGACTTGTCTAATTTATGTCTCTTGGCTAATGAGCCAATTGAATGACCACTCATAAACGCTTCGTAAATGCTAGTGTCGTGTTGTCGCATTACGCACCCCCATCATTGCATCAGCCATATCAAAAGCTGTCTCAGCTAAAAACTTTCGATTATGTTCACTGTCTAAAATCTCTGGGTCAACTCCAGACATTAATCCTTGAAGGGCAAACGCTGCAAACATGCACCGCATCTCATCACTCTCAATCATGTAAATGTTCTCCTCGCATATTCAGCTAGTAAAAGGGCCTCTGCTTTCCCATGATGTTTTTTTAGATTAAGCATGGCATCAGGAAATAATGTTCTTGCCATAGCTAATGATTGTTCTTTGTCTGCTTTTAAACCCATTGTCTTTTTCCAAGCCTGCGGTAACACCATCTCAACTCTATCTGACGTTAATGCAGCAACGGCTTCAATAGCACCAAACGCCCTCATAAACTTACCTGAGCTAGATATTCCTTGCCCCGGTCTGACCCCCACCTGTTCAATGCAGATAGCGTAAGCATCACCCGGCACTGTCATACGGTAAATCTGCTCCTTCAACGCTTTGACATCTATCTTGTCACCATCAGCTTTGATGTCATCAACCCAAATAAACCCACCGTTATGGTCTATCGATGCGATAGCTCCAGAACGAAGACCCGGATCAATTCCTATCCATACCGGCATTATTGTCTCTGTGTCGGTATGCGGTTACGAATAGCATCGGCTGCATTTTTTAAAGCAGTACATAGCTCGCCTTCATCTTCTTCATCAGAAAGCTTTTCAATTATTTTTGCGCATTCTTCACGTTCAATAAAGATTGCTTGCTTTGTGGTGTCTATCGCTACAGTCATAATCTCAGCCTTGGCTAACGTCAAAGCATCATCAAACTCTTTTTGAGTGAACACTTCTACGTGACCACTGCCTGCTAGAAAATTCTTTTGAAAGTTACTTAGTTCACTCATTTCCAATCTCCATGTTCTCCACGATTTCCAAGTGCCCACTGTTTCTTAACGTCATTTTCAAGTGTACTTCTGGGATGTAATTCATTCCACCCTTTCTGCCAACCACCATCAGCTCGTACCCATCCAGATAAAAACCGATATGCTTCATCCCTGCTCCTGAGCCGCATGCGAATGACTTCTCTAACAAGGCATTCGTATTTGTATTTTTCAATGTCATTCAAAATTCCCCCTTCGTATCAAATGACATTGGCATACCATTGCGACGGTCTAAGAATTGCTGACTGTCTTTGTGATACCAAAAGTCAAACCAAGGCTCACCCTCTCCATTTCTTTGCTTCTCGCACATCAAGTAAGCATCTGGATCATTCTCGTCATAATCCTTACCAGATTCTCTAGCGTGTTCCTTGCGCTTGTTCCTATGGACGATTAAAACATTATCAACTTGGTCTGTAATTGCGCTAGACCCACGTAAATCACTCTTACTTGGTCTTACCTCTTCATTGCTTAGTTTACGTATGTGATGAACTAAGTGAATGTGAATGTCATGGTCACGCGCTAAAGAACACAGCTTGTCAACAAAGTTCTTTTGCTCATTGTAAGCATCCTCGCCCGGCACACACTTCATTAGGCTATCAATAAACACATGGTCAATTTCTAGCTTTGTAGCACAATGCCAAACCAATGCCTCAATTCTTTGTGAGTCAACCGTACCCTGTTGGTCGTAAACATACATCCGATTACCGATAAATTCTTTGAAACGAATCAAGGCATCTAACTGCTGTTCCCGTGGAGTTGTAACGTAATTCGTAGACTCCAATGACTTGCCCGCAAACTGACGTACCATGCGCTTAGCAGTCATCTTAGGCTTCATCTCAAAGCTGGCTATGCAAACACGCTGACTCTGCTTAATCAACCCTAAAGCAACTTGGCCAGTCATCAAAGACTTACCACCGCCGTTGCTACCAGCCCATACAGTTACCTCACCGGGGCGAAATGAAAAAGAATCCATAGTCGTAGACCACGGCATTAGTGTCGATTTATCGACAGGTGGATGATTAACTTCTTCAATCAGTTGATCAACCGTCAACCGCATGTCTTTAATCTTTGTCTCATATTCGGTCATTGCCAAATATGAATTAAAGTCAATGTCGTCATCACTCAGGTACATAGTCATCAGTCTCTCCAGTTTCGCTGTCAATGATCACCTTGCCAACAGTTGTGATCACTCGTTTTGCCGAAGCTTTTAACAAAGCCTCATGTAGCTTTTTTGCTACTTTGTAATCAAAGCACCCTGATACGTGAACTATCAGACCAACTACAAAACGTAAGTCTAAGTTCTCAGGATTCTCTGATTGCAAGATTTCAATTTCTGGCCATGCATGCATGTCATCGTACTTTTGCCACGTATTGCAGAACGGAGACGGTCTGTGGCTTATCCAAACGCCAACAGGACGCTTGCCAGCTTTACGCATAGTCATCAAAGCATCAGAGCCTCTCAACGCTGTCTCCTATCCCAACTTGGACGGCTACCAGAAGTTTGGGCAGCAGGCAAAACACGTTCATTACGAACCCAGTTTCTCCAAGTTGCGTCCCAGTCCAACTTCACCCCCTTGGAACCGGGTTGGGAAATCCAAAAGTCACGAAAGCGTTCAGCAGTAGTCTGTGGGCTTAGGTCAGTCCGTTGTGTTTTGCAGAATTGGATTTGGTCTTCAGTAGGAATCCAGTCAGCAGACAATCGAGTTCCGCGAGATTGTTTCTTCTGCTCTCTCTCTCCCTCTCTCTCTGTCTCTCTCTCTCTCTCTGGGATAGCAACTTGCAAGCTAGGTGCAAGCATTGTGCTAGCATCAACAAAGAAACCTTTATCAATCAAAGGCTTAAGTCCTTCTGCTATCTCCTTGCTAGCAATATGCAAGCGGAATGCTAGCTCTTCGCTATCAGCATTAAAGCTACCGTCTTTTGACTCACTTGCTAGCAACCAAAGTAAGGGTGCTAGTGCTTTGCTAGCAATAGGCAAGCTTGCAAATATCCTATCGTTTAGGATGTCTCTATGAAGCTTAATCCATGGTGGGCAACGATCTTTGTAATGCTGAAACTTATCCCAGTTTTTAGGCTTCAGATTCATTTGAACTCCTTTCTAACCTTATTTTTTGGTCAAAAAGAGTTTCTGCCTCTTGAAGCATTTGTGGCAATTTACTAAGTAACCACTCAGTTTGGTGAGGAGTCAAAAGTATTAGCTGATCTTCTTGGGGATAATTGTTTTGTTTAAAACATACATATCCAGAATCGGATACGTAAATTTCAGTGTCATTGACACTGGGATAATTGAAATGCATATAGACCTCTCATCAGAAGGTTCATCACTTAAATAAGGCGGGACACAGCAGGCCGGTGATGAATCGGCTTTTCGGGTTGCACTCCCTAGCTAGTCCCATTGATCATACACCGAAAATATCGGGACGCAAACTGTTTCTGGTAACTTTGTCTTTGGTATATTTGGCAATAGCTACCGCAAGAGCAGGTGATGGCAATGCTTTTTTACCAATAATTAGACTTAGCCATGTCTTGCTTACACGCAATGTTTTAGCCATGGCTGCTTTACTACCGTAAGGCTCATTCTTAAAAAACTCTTGTAATGTCATGCTATGCCTTAAAGAATAAATTAAATCATTTGAGGTATTGTAATACAAAATTACATGGTGTAAAGTAATACTGTCAAACAAGGAGTTAAATTATGGAAAAAATCACTCCATATAGGACAAAGACTGGTATTGAAATTGGTAAATATTATCAACGCCCTTCAAACGGCAAAGATATGACTTTTGACATGGAAATGATTCAAATGTCTTTGTTAAACGACATGGCATCTATCCGCAAAGAAAAGTTAAAAAGCGTTGGAAGCGTTGTTGCAGTATCAGCATTTTTATTCTTAGTAATATTCTTAACTAAAAATTAAGACAAGCAGCGAAACTTAACTACAGGAGCAAGACATGTCATTAATTGCAAAAGAAACAAAAAGCAGCGGATCATTTGCGTTAGTTCCAGCAGGAATGCATTTAGCACGATGCTATCGAATCATTGACTTAGGCACACAGCCCACAAAGTTTGGTGATAAACACCAAGTAATGATTCAGTTTGAAGTCCATGGCGAGGACGAAGAAGGTAATCCTTTGTTGACCTCTAACGGAGACCCTCTATCAATCTCCAAAACCTATACAAACTCCCTAAACGAAGCATCTACGTTGTCAGCTCACTTAGAGTCTTGGCGCGGTGTGGCATTCACTCCAGCTGAGCGCAAAGGTTTTGACCTGCAAAAGATTTTAGGCATTTGGGGAATGGTTACAGTTGTTCATTCAACATCTGGTGACAAGCAATACGCCAACATTGATGGCATCAACCCAGTGCCTGCAGCCATTAAGAAACATGGACTACCTGAAGCCGTCAATGAAACAAAGTCTTTTGATATTGACAAGCCAGACATGGAGCTGCTTGAGTCTTTAGGGAAGTACACAAAGGACAAAATTATGTCTAGCCCTGAGTGGAATTCAAAAGGTAAAAAATCAGTTGATGATGACAAAGACCCATTTGATGATGACATAGACTTTTAAGGTGACTTATGCGCGAGCACAAACTGTTTGATTTTTTAAAGAAAGAGTATGAGATTGGCTCTGACAGAGAGCTTGCGCATTTGTTAGGTTCGCATCCTGCCGTTATAAGCAGGGTGCGGTCTCAGTCTCATAATTTAAGTGCTGATTTAATCTTAATGATTCATGAAAAAACAGGCATGGAAGTAGCTGAGATACGAAAGTTCTTACATGACTAGACCAATGTATGAAAGTCAAACTGATCTGTCTAATGAAAAAGATGTTGCTAGTTATCTTTCTGACAAATGGAATTGTTTATTTCAGAAATTACCTATTTCATACAACGTCGATTGGCTATTAATTGACACTACAGAAAAACCCAAGGCTTTTGCAGAACTTAAATGCCGCAATAACGAAAGCACTAAATACCCAACCCTTCTTTTATCTTTGTCTAAATGGATGAAAGGTAAGGAACTGGCTAAGGAATTAAATATTCCTTTTATTGTTATTGTCAGATGGACTAATGGTGTTTATTTTCATGTGGCTGGCAAACATGAAGTTAAGTATGGATTTGGCGGCAGAAGAGATAGGAATGATCTACAAGATGTCGAACCTATAGTTTTAATTCCTACTGAGACATTTAGAAAGGTCACATGATAGTTAAAGATCACAGCTCAGAAGCAGGACATTGGTATACCCGTAATGGCGAACCCATGTACACGATCATGGGCAAGAGTACAGGTAGGTTTAGAAACACGACGTTAAAAGACGCGAGGGAACTTAACTTAATCCCCTCAGTGACCACTCTGCTAAACGTCTTAGCCAAGCCAGCTCTTGAGAAATGGAAGATGGAGAATATGCTCTTAGCAGCATTAACCCTTCCACGGATGGAAACAGAATCTGAAGCTGTCTACCTTCAACGGATTATCCAAGACTCTAAGCAGACTGGTCGAGATGCTGCAGACAAGGGTACAGAAATCCACGCTGCAATACAGGCGTTCTACGAGGGCAAAACAGCCTCGCGGTATCCACACCATGTACAAGCCTGTAAAAACGCCATAGAAGCCCATTTTGGGGTTTTAGAATGGATTTCTGAGAGGTCTTTTGGTCATGAATTAGGGTTTGGCGGTAAATGTGACCTTTTTAGCCCTTCTGGAATTGTTGTAGACATCAAAAGTAAAGAGTTTGATGATGTTAATAAAGTTACAACATACGAAGAGATGGGGATGCAGCTTGCTGCTTACCGTGTAGGGCTAGGTTTGCCCAATGCACGATGTGCGAATGTGTTTGTCTCTCGTACAAATCCTGACTTGGCGGTCGTAAAAGAGTGGGATCAAGAAGATTTAAAAAAGAGCTGGGAAATGTTTCTCTGCATTCTAAAATTTTGGCAAATAAAAAATAACCATGAGTGAGGGTTTATGAAAACATTTAATTTTTATTGGAATCCAAACATAGACAAAACAAGAGTAGTTTATATGGATGAATTTAATAACTCTGGATGGATTGTAAAAGCAGATGTATTAAAAGATGCTATAGAAATTCTTGAAGAAGAATATATAAAAGTATTAAAACAAAGAGAAAGGACAGATAAAACATGATTAACATAAAAGCTTTTCCTTACGATGAATATCAACGTGGCATGAACTTACGTGATTATTTTGCGGCTAAAGTAATGGCTGCATCTTTTTATAATCCTTTAGAAATGACTGTTGGTGAAATAAAAGAAATTACAAAAGCAGCCTATATAGTTGCAGATGAAATGATGAAAGCTAGGGTAACCCCCAATGAGTAAGCAACAGTGGGAAATAGCCTATGAGGATTGGGAGAGGCTTCTTAGGGATGCTAAAGCCACAGACCTTTTAGATGACCCTAAAGCTATTTGGGATGAGTCTTGGAGGCAAGTCATTATGCTTGCCTCTCAGATAATTGAATCAGAAACAGACAAAGAAACAGCTGACAAAATCAAACTAAAACTAGAACGCAAACTATTGAGGTAATCATGGATAAAGAAGAAGCAAAGCTGTTCATTGGCGAAAAGGTTGACAAGCTATCAGAGAAAGAGATTGCTGCCCTTGTAGAGAAGATCAGAGAAGGCAGAGATGCCCCTATGACAGATGAAATCTACGGCAGAATTCCTCAATTTAATACAGATGGGATTAAGTCACTTCCTGAAGCTACAGACCAAATACAAGGCGAATTAGACCCCCTACAGAGGTTTATCAATATGTATCAGCCGGGTGAACTCATCATGCGAATTAACTTCCGTAAGCACTTGTTTGAGGTCTTAGAAGATTGGCGAAAAAAATCCCCAGACTCAGCTGGGGAAAAGTCTCAGGCTAAGCGAGGGAAAGCCTGAGCACCGAAGGATCATTTCAACGCTTTGTAACCTTCATACATGAGTGGTGGGATTGTCATAGCAGTCCCTACTACTTTTGCAGCTGGATGTGGAACTAAAGAGATTAACCCTCCAATACCGCCAAGACCTGCCATCACACCCTCAAGAGTTTCACCTCGATTAAATAATGCATCATAAGCATGCATCAATTCAGCGCCAGATAGACCACCCATAATCGTATTGAAGTAGGGAATCTTAGACAAAAAAGACTTAGCCTTGTTTAACTCTGCAAGTTCTGCCTCAGCCTTAGATAAACCAACTCTAGTTCGTTCTGCAGCTGTTTCAGCTTGACGTAATTCATTAGGCTTAGTTGCAGTAGGAGCAGTATGTTTGGCTTTTAATGCTTCTGCTTTAGCTGCTTCTCTAATAGATTGCTGATGAGCAGCCTCAGCTTTCTCAAATCTTTTTAACGCTTCTAATTGTTCTGGAGTATGAACAGGAGCATTTTTAAGTTCTTGAGGAACAATCAAACGACTGTTTCTTGTATACCCAGAAAGATTACCGCCTGTGCCAGAAAACTCTTTAACGCCTTCTAATCCACGCTGAACTTTATTTGCATGACGTACTTCAGACATTTTATTTGCATGTCTTTCAGCACCTGCAGAAAGTTTTGGAGCTTCAGGCTCTACAACTGGCTCAACCACAATTGGCTCAGGCAAGGCATTTAATTCTCTTGCCGCTTGATGAGCAGCTTCTAACTCTTGTCTTGTGGTATTCAAACCCGCTTGAGCTGCTTGATGCTGATTAATAATGTCTGCAACAGTCTGCGCACGTTGTCCTTGCTGATGTCCTAGCATCTCTTGAGCAGCTTGATAAGCAGCACGTTGACCAGCAACATTCTTTTGAGCTGTAGCTGTCTGTGGAGGTACATACTTAGGAACGCCAGAGCCAACAATAGCTCCTGTAACACCACCAATAACCTCACCAATATGATCTTGTGCCTGAGCGTTAGCTAATTTAGCAGCCTCTTCATTTGTTAGCTCAGACGAATGCGCATTACTAGGCTCATTAAATATAGGATCAAACCCCTTTAATGGGTCTTCTTCTGTTTTATGTTCTTCATGACTAGCATGACCCTCAGTAAATATAGGATCAACCTCTGTCAATGGATTCTTGTCTTCAGCCATGGTATGACCTATTAATGATGAGTTTGAAGATACTGAAACAATGGGCCATATTTATTAATGATGTTCGTATAAGGCTTAGAGCTAAAGAACTCTGCAGGAGAGCCAGAAGTTCCTCGCTGTGTATCGTGTTGATGGAGTGCATCAAACAATTCACCACGCTGCTTATTCAACAGTACATTCTCTTTAGCCCAATACGTAATAGCTTTAGCACTATCAGATACCGTTACCATTGGAGCTTTCATTAAAGTAGTGTCAGAGTTACTAATTTGTGGCCCAACAACACTTTTAACTGTTTTAGCGTTAGCAAAAAACTGACGAGCCAATATCTGAGCAACTCTTGTTGCATCAGGCTTATCCTTTTCAGGAATCTTGGCTGCAGTCAAATACTTTTCTACAGGCAAATTAAATGATCCCCAAGGAGTTGATACACCTTCTTGAGCAGCTGCTTGCAAACCTGAAATAACTCCAGACTTTTGCATCAAACCTACAATGTAAGGTTTCTTTTGGGTTAACTGTATCAATTCTCTTAAATCACGATTGCTTGCGTCAGTTACCTGCGGATCCCAAGCAATTATACCTGCACGTTTTTCAGCATAATCTTTATTCGTTTGCTCAATGTTTGTTGTGGCTTGCTTTTCTTTGATAGCTATATCAGATTTAGCTCTTGCCTCAGCAATGGCACGTTGAGTAGCAGGAGGTAAAGCAGATTCTTCAGATGAAGCAGTTTGTGTAGGCTGAATAATATTTACTTTTGATGTTGGCTCAGCAGCAGTTGATGTAGCAGTAGAGCCTTTTAAAAGATTATCTCTTGCCTTGGTCATCTGACCAATCTGCTTATCTAAATTTGCAGCAGTCTTGCCATCGCCAGCTTTAAATGCAGTATTCCTATCATCCATAGCTTTTCTGATTTTGTTATCAAGATCAGATAGTTCTGGGGATTTTTGTGGTGCAACAGGAGCTACTACAGAAGCCTTGTCAGGGAACGCGGGTTCAGAAGACTTAGCTACAGGAGGAGTAACCGCTGAAGGAATAGCAGGTGCTGGAGGGGCTGTAGGAGCTTTTAAAGCAGCAGGCAAAGTAATGCCAGATGCCTTGACAGTATCCATACCAACTTTATCAATAAGCTCAACAATAGCTCTCTTCTGAGCTTCAACATCCATACCAGCTTTGAGAATATCTAAATCAAACTTTTGGAATGCTAATTTTGTCTCAAGCCCTTTAATGTTCTCATTAGCTAGGTTTGCACGTTTTGTCTCAGCCAACTTGCCTTGTTCTGTAGTCAACCCCATGGTTGTCTTGAGAATCTCAGCAATACGTGGGCTTGTGACTGCTAATGCAGCAAATAACTTAGGATTAACATTGTCTAGTTCTTGTTGAGATATGTCACCTGTCTCAAGCTTTTGCTTAGCAGCTTCTGGTGATGTACCTAAAATCTGGCCAAGCATCTGCAAACCTTGTGCATCTTGTTGAAGCTGATACTTACCCTGAGCAATCTGTGCTCGCATTTGGGCAATAGGCAACTGCATCTCTTGCTGACGATCTAAGTCCTTACCAATAACTTGAGAAGCACCACCTAAAGCTTCACCAAATGATCCAGTACGTCCGGGCGTAAGTAATGCACCAGCTACGTTGAACCAGTTAATCTTATTTCTTTGCTCAAGAGAATCAAGAATTTTCTGATAAGCATTTGTTAGTTCAGTCTGAGCACTAGGATCACTCGCCATACTTAAAGGAGGATTTAATACATCTGCTGAAACACCTGTTTTGGATGCCATGATTTATCCTTATATTTGAGCGTCGTATGGCAAATCAGTGTTGTAAGTGCCAAAATATCTATTTTGTAATTCTTGCTGAAGAACGCTGTTGTAATCAATCATGTCTTGTTGAGAAGGCATTTTTGCATTAGCAGCTATTAAATCAGCTGTGCTTGGATTAATTGATGCATCTGGAGTAGTAGATGTTCCACTAAAAATATTACCAAGACTAGGTAACGCACCGCCAATAGTTTTAGTTAAATCACCAAGACTAGCCCCAAGCTTAGGTAAAAGATCAGCAGTGCCTGCAGCCAACGAACCCAAACCAGCAATCTGTTGTAACGGAGACAAGTTATATGCACCCGGTATTGGGCCTGTGTACGCTGTGCTAGTAGACGTTGGGATAGTCGCACCCTTCAACAAGTTAGATTCAGCAGTTAACTGTTGCATAGGGAACAACTGAGCATTCTGAGCTATTTGTTGTTGCTGAGAACCCAAAGTAGCCAACGCATTAACATCACCTAAACCATACTGTTGCTGTTGACCAGCTAATGATCCCAACTGACTAGCTGCAGCCAATCGATTAGCATAGTCTTGCTGCATAGCCTGAGCTTGCTGAGCTTGTGTAGATATGTTTGCGTTAGAAATAACACTTCCCAAAGCATTAGCACCACGTTGTGATCCAAACTGACCCGTACCAGCAATTCCAGCTACTGCATTAGGAGCTAAGCTAGTAGCAATATTTTGTTGATTTAAATTACCTAAAGCTTGAGATAAATTTGAATCGCCTACACTACCTGCATAATTCATCGCTGCATTCAAAGCAGGCTGATAGTTTCCTACGTTCTGAGCAACTTGCTGGAAAGCTTGAGTCTGCAAAGGCTGAGCACCTACATAACGAGCATTTTGAGCAACTCCAGCACCTTGTGTAGCTAACTGATTCAGATAGTCAGTATAGAACTGAGGTGTAGCTGTCGCCTGCTGTTGGGTCGTCGTAATGTTAGGTAGCGCTGTACCCTGAAATACGCTTCCAGAGCCTGCAGCTGAACCTGCTGTTACGCCAAGATTGGGCGGTGTCGCATAGTTTGGGAGTGCCATGATTTATCCTTTATGCCTTCTCAATGCTTCTTTCATATATTGTAACGGAGCTGCTTTAGGTGGAATCTTATCTGCAGGAGCAGAACGCTTGTGCTCTCTTAAAGACTCTCTAAAGTGGTCTAATAGCTTGGCTCCCGCGTCAGATGATCCATTCCCCAAAGCTGCAACAGTATCTGCGTCGAATACATATTCACCATCTGCCAACATAGCAGGGATATCGTCAGATTGGCCATCGCCTTTGCCCTTTACATAGTGTCCTGTAGCCCCTGTAATGAACTCAGGTTGATGTTCCATCTCACCGCCTTCCTTAGCCCTAGTCACAAAGTATCCGGGGCTTACAGGGTGCATTAAAGCACCGCCAGTGGGGTTTCCGTAAGGAACATTCCCCATATGTTGGTTAGGCAAAGCTAACTGTTTTGACGCATCTTCAAAATGTCTTAGCATTTGTTGATCTTTTAGCTTCTGTGCATGGGCTTCAAGAGCAGCTAAAGCACTGCCACCATCAGCCATTCTTATAGCACCACCATTCTTGGCAGCTCGCTGATTCAAGATATTAAGTAGTCTAGGATCAACATTAGCTAATTGAGAATAAATCTGTTGATAAGTGTCAACAGGTTGTTGTTGTGTTTCTTGCATAGGAGCCGCCGAAGTAGTCATGACACCGGGAGTTAAAAAGCCTGTGTATCCTTTTTCTCCACTAGGAACACCAGCTTGGGCATTAATATAGTCAGAAACAGAATATTCGTTAGCATTCTTTAAATAGTTCTGACGATTTAAAAAGTTTAATTCTTCCTGAAGAGCAGCTAATTGACTATCCATCAACTGCCCATTTTGGGTTGTTTGTTGTATAGGCTGACCAGTAATTGGGTCTATCGTAGTAGTGCCTTGAGTCGTGGGAACTAACGAACTTACTTGGTTTAATCCTAGTGCGCCTGTGGATTGGCCTAAGATGTTTGTTGCAGCCATCTTAGTTCCAACAGACGCTAGCGCAGCAAGAGACTTATCTACAACAGGATTTCCTGTCGCATTACCAACCGCTGCACCTGCAGCACCACCTGCGGCATTAACTAACGCACCAGTAATTGGGTCTTTCTTATTTAATAAAGCTTGCGCACCACCTTGTATAGCACCAGAAATAGCGCCCTTCTCTACAGGACTATAAACAGGGTTTCCGTTAGCATCCTTACCACTAAGCAGCATGTTAGTGCCACCAGTTAATGCACCTAAACCACCACCTAATTCAACGCTCTTTAATACATTGCCTTTGTTTAAAGCAGCATTAGTTCCGGCAGTCGTTGCTCCAGACAAGCCTTGAGAAACTATAGGATTTGCACCAAACTGAGTCGCTACATTACCAACGCCACCACCTAAACCACCAGAGAATGCACCTTTAAGTAAGTCTGATGTATTTAAACCTTTGCCAGAAACAATGTCTGAAAGGGCTGATTGAACAACGCCTTTTACTGCACCTTGTCCAGCTTGATTAGCTAAAGACTGTAAATTCAAACCACCTGAAGTAGCTGCAGGAGCTAATGCACTAAGAGCGCCAGCACCTAAAGCAGCAGTCTCTCCAAGAATTGGAGCTGCGCCAGCGCCAAGTACACCAGCACCTAGCATCTCTCCAGCCATAGTTCCAGTGCCAAGACCAGCGCCAGCCGCTAAACCAAGAGTGCTTTCTGCAGCAGCCGCAGGAGCAAAAAGTTCTCCCAATAATGGAGCACCAAAAGCAAGACCCGCTATTCCAAGAAGTGGGCCAAAGTCAGCTAAAAATCCGGGGTCTTTGTTATAACTAACGGCTTTAGAATAATTAACTAATGGTTGATTGGTTTGTGGATTATCTAAAGTTACAAGATTTCCACTGCCATCTGATTTAAACAAAATGGTTGCATGAGGATCAACTGATCCACGACCACCCGTTGAGCCAATAGCATTTGTTATCTGATATAAATCTTTACCTTTAGCATTAATGTCGTTGTATAAAGCATTTTTATCTAATACATTCTGCGAACCACCCATTCCAACAGTTTCTTTGTGGTAATAAGTGCTAGGGTCAATCCCTGCAGCTTTCGCAGCAGCTAAAAATTCTTTATCGCCTACTGAATTGCCTTGTATATCTGACCACAAAGGCACACCCATAACACCTGAGCCTTTGTTGATGCCAAAAACAGCAGCACCATTTAATACCGTAACAGCATCAGACTTTGCATTCCAACCAGTACCATAGATAGCATCTCTAATGTTACTGTTGTTAGCAGTTAAAATATTTCCATGTTTCTTTAATTCAGCATCAATTGCTGATTCCTTCACTATTGGCAGCCCATTTGCATCAAGATTGGGGAACCATTCAGAAGCAGCACCTTGCAATGCAAGTGATGATGAACCTTGTGATGATGATTGTGGGCTTGCCTGTTGTGGGGCAGGAGCTGATTGTGGGGCAGGAGCAGCAGTAGGTTTAGGACGCAATGCAGATTCAGCAGAATTAAACTGATCCGTCATGTTCCTAAAATCAATGCCTAAAGCATCACCAGCACCACTACCATCGTTATAAACCGTGTATGTTTTCCCATCGGAAAACTTAACGTCCATAGGTGCGCCTTGATTCGATACGCGAATCTTAGCAACAGCATTAATTAGGTCTTGCTGGAGTTGAGCTTGAGTAGGTGCTTTAGTAGCCATGTTTATACTTTTGCCTGCGTAGGATTAATAGACATGATCCCAACTAAACTAGAAGCCCAATCCTGCCAAGTCTTAAATCCTCTTGAATCAGGAATCCCAGAGTTCACAAAATAACCAATACCTTGCATACCATCAGCCCAATCACGCCACTTATCTTCAGTGACAGTTCCTAACTGATTAGAAGCAAATAGTTCTGCCATTAAAGAGCACCATTTCTCCCAAGTCATTCCACGAGGATCATAGACAATCATTATGGATTTCCTGTCGAGCGTTCATCACCAATATCAGCGCTTAACAACACACTACCCATTTCATAGTTGCCATTGTATACATTACTTGTGAACCGTAAACGCATCTCACGACGTTGTTCACGCATGTCAATCTTTAAAGTAGTACCATCAAAATAATAAGGGTCAGACGTAATGTCTTTATCGTCTGCGTAACCCTTACCAGTAACTGTCAAACTCATTTGACCTGATTGAACAAAGTCAGGCTCAACACGTTCTAAGCGAATCCATTTGTTAGCGCCCTCAATAGAACGAACTCCGGGGCCTCCACCTACCCAACCAATACTGTTTGTCTCAAAATAAGAATTAACAGCATTAACCGACGTTAGATAAATCTTGTCTGTGCCAACCTCTTGCTGCCATAACGTATACGTATTGTTAGTAGGATTAACAATATTATCAGCCCAAATAGGGTATCTAAAAACCTCAGAAAACACTCCAGCTGAACGATTAGCGCCTTCAGCAAAGCCTGCGTCGTACCAAGTTTGTTCACGCACGTTATAAATAATGGCGTTGTTGCACTCTGTGGATGTACCAGAAGGATAAAACCACCAAATTTCACCCCAACGAGGAATTTTTGTAGCCCATACTTTTTGACGTTGACTATAATTAAGATTGTCAAAAAAGAAATTTAAGTTAACAGCATTATTTAGTTCTTGAACAACACCGTTATATGCCAAGAATCTATCTACGCCGCACCAATAAATAATGCCGTCGTACTCAATAACACTCTGAGAAGACATAATAGATGTCTGAGTAGAAATAATGTCATACCGCCAATAAACGGTAGAAGTTCCTACTTGTTGAGGGGCTAAAGAAACACGGGTTAACTGATCAAGTGACCAAAATAATCCTGAAGGAGACGTTGTACCACCTCGTAAAGCCATCCCTTTAACAATCTTGGTAGCAGATACGTTAGTAGCATTTGCATCAGCTGCAGTCCAATTAGTAAAGTCTCCAGCACTACTATTTTGAATCAATCCATTATTTCCATAAACAAAAAGATAGGGGTACAACATACATGCCCCACCAGATACAGAAATCTGATTGTCAAAAGTAATTGCGTTGTTTTGTGATGTAGTAACGGATGCCGATACTGTTACTACTGTATTAGCACTTCCTGTAAAAGTTACAGGGGAACCAGAAGAACCTACGGTTTGTGAAACACTGACTGTATACGTTCCAAGACCGCCTATACCAGTTCCCAAGGCAGTAATTGTTGTTCCTGCAGCTATACCTACAGTCGCAGTGCTACTAAGCGTCTGGCCAACATATAAGGCTCCTAAATTAGCCGTTACAGTTAACGTCGTTCCAGAAATATAGCCAGTAATTGCACTGTTAGCGTAAACAATAGGAGGAGGAGATACAACCGTTGTATTAGAAGGGATACCTGTTCCAGTAACAAGTTGGCCTAAACCAATCCTGTAATCTGACTGACCAATAATAATAGTCGTGCCATTTTGATACGTAGGCAAACTAGCTGAACCAGTTATCGTGAAGATACCAACCTTACTTAATGTTCCACCGGGGAATGCACCAGATAAAACAGGCGTATTAATCGTGCTATCAATATTTGTTAAATTCTGACCTGCATGCGCTATAACCTGTAAGCCAGTCTGAGAAGAGTTGTAACCAACATCAAACTGCCAAAGATTATTAGCGTTAGCCGTAAAGTTAGACGACGGAGTAACATCAAATGGGCCAGCGCCAGTACCTGCATTATTGGCCGTCTGCCAGTATTTTAAATAACTAGCACTTCCAGAATAAACATAGTTCAGCCCCGATTGGGACTGCATTACCATTCCTCGGCTTATCTCAGGAGCATTAATAAATATTCCACGATAACCTCCCACCTTTCTAGGGCGGCCACGTTGAAACCGTACCCACTGACCATCCACATACATGGGAGAGTCAAATAGAGTACCGTCCCTCTGTATTCCGGGGTTTATTGCTAACGATATGACTTTAGCGGTCAAAACGTGCCTCCAGAAATACCATTTAAAGAGGTAAATCCTGAGCTACTAAAGTACGAATTAAGAGAGCCACTAATAACAATTCCCAACTGACCAGAAGCAGGTAAGTAAAGACCTGTCGTTGTATCACCAGTAAACTTTAACGAAGGAACAGCAGTTGATCCATTACCTAAAGTCAAGGAAACAATAGAGCTGGCAGAACCAGAAGCAGCGTTATAGACGTTTGTACCATCACAAATAACAATCAATGAGGTACTTTGACCAATTGTTATTGAAGCACCACCTGATACAGCTGTCTTAATTGTTAACGAATATGAACCAGTCGTATTATTGGTAAAACTGTATAGCTGAACAGTTGAAGGAATAATAAGTATTTGGTTGCTGGTTAACGTACCAGAAATAGTCTGAATCGTATTAGAAGCCTGAGCTGAGGTTTCAGTGTACGTACCACCAGTTAAAGTCAACGCTAACTGAGTGTAGGCAAATGAGTTAGAACGACCATAAGCAAAGGTGTACCAAGTCGAACCACTAGAAACTAAAACAATAGACTCTGTTAACTGAAGCTGTTGATTAGCGTTTCCATCAATCGTGTCAGAACCAACGGGGGATATAGTCAAAATACCTGTACCGTCGTTCTTAATGATCGTAAACCAATTAGCACCTACCGTAGAAGCAGAAGGCAGAGTTATCGTACCTACACCACCTGTCCAGACGTTCATCTGCGCTCTAGCAGTGCTTGTTAAGGTATAGGTAGAGCTAATAGTCTGAACGTAATACGATTGATTTAAGGTAGTGCTAATGGCTGTTAAACCGTATCCAGCCAAGGTAGCTGCATTAGCTGCAGATGTACCCGCTCCAAAGGTAACTGTTGACCACGTACCGTTAGCTGTAGTGTTGTCAGTTAGATAAATGTAGACAGCAACACCAGAAGCCACGGCACTAATGGTTGCGCCACTAGCATTTGTTACGTTAAACGTATTAGCACCGACGTTACGAACAATAACTGCTTGACCTGTCGATACTTGGTAAGCCGAAGGCATCAACAAGTTGTAGGCTGTTGCAGGTGAGGGAGGAACCCCTGCAGTTACTTCAATAATGTTTGCAGCTACATTAGTAGTGTCGTTACCGTTAATAGGCCACTGGAGAGTCGTATCAGCTGAAAGTGTTAGATATTCATAACCAACTTGAGCAGGAGATATGGTTTGAGCGGTGAACGGATTAGTGTAGGTCGTCATGATTACGAATCCTGAGCAATAGATTGACGATCAGCAATACGAAGTTTGTCTTCTATAGACAATAATTCAATGGCTTCGCTGTATTTCTGCTGGAATATCTGCCGCTGATCGTTCTTTAAGAACGGCATAGCTTGCAGTAATGTGCCAAAAACCATGGCATTTGGGGCATTCTGGGTTAGCCAATTCGTCTGATTTGTTGACGATAAAGGGTTAATCCGCTCGTAATAGAGAACCTCAAACGCATAAGACTGGTTGGGTGTAGGGGAAACTAACCAATGGCCGTAATCATAGTCTGCATAGTACAAAGGCAAACCAGAAGTACCACCACTATTGTAATTTAGTAAATACTCGTACTTGCGCAGTAAAACAGGAGAAGGCGTACCATTACTAGTCACGTTCATCGATACTGTCTTACGCCAACGTGCAGGTTTAGGGATAACAGGATTCCCAGCAGTCATTACACTCTCAACAACCTGCTGTTGCCCTAGAGTCTTAATCTGCTGAGCTATTTCAAATTCACAAAGAGTGATGAACGTAGGGATTTGATTGACGACAGCCGCATCATTACGTTCGAGATATTGCTCGACAGTAGTGATTAGATTGTCATAAGTAAGAACAAACGATGCTGTCATCTCATTCCCTCAACACATAGCAATTATAAAACTTTTAAGCCGTTAATACACTATATGCATGCTGAGTCAATGCGACTCGCTCATTTAGTCCAAATAAACCACCATTTATTAATTTAGTAATCTTCTCATCATCTTGCCTATCCGCAAGATTGTTGAGTCCATGAGTAGCCCAGAACCACCCTGCAGACAAGGCTGCGTACTGAGGTGTTGCCACAATGTCAGGATTAGATACTAAGTCTTCTCCGATAGCTTGTCCACAGTGCCAGTAGTTGTCATGGAAGGTAAGCTGAATGCATCCTCGACCACGGAAACGAAACCCATCACCGCTGGCTTCTCCCCGATTGCCACCCCTGTCTGAGTAAATCTTGTTGGCAATCTTCTCGGGCTGATGAGCATATGATTGAGCAACGGACAAAGAAGGAAATCGTTTTGGCCAAAGTTTGACAAGAGTTTCTGCCTTGTAATTTAAATTCTCTTGAAGGGTTCTAAAGTTATTACATTCGTGAGCACATTGCCCTATAAATGATGCTTGCTGATGAGGATGAATAATGTTAAACATTTGGAAAGTATTCTCAAGTGGCTGTAACCACTCTTGACCTATCCCCATCGCTTGTAACTGATCTGCCGTCATTTAACACCTACTGCTTGGTTGTACTTGTCTCTGACTTGGTTGTAGGCATCGATGCAGGCGTTGAGTTGCCTGATCCCTGCGTCACCGTCGTTTGTGATGGCGACAAGAGATTGAGCAACCGTTCCGTCAAGTTCGGCTCTCTCTTGAACGCTATCTCCGCTGGCAACGCTGGTATCGCTGGGGGCTGATACGGGACAGTGGGTTTTGACAGGAACTGACAACCTGACAGAACCAGTAGCAAGATCAGAATTGAGCTTATCAATTTTCCGTTTAGCATCGTTGTTCGCCTTCACTAAATTAGCAGACGTAGCATTAACCTGCTCAGTTAACTCTACTTCTTTTCTTCTTGCTTCTTCGTTAAGTTTTGCAACTTGGATAGCATTTTCTGTAGCACACTCTTGATAGCCTTCATGATGTCCATAGAAATAGACTCCTATTAGTGAAGTGATAAGACCAATAATTACCCATGGATTAAACATTACCAATCCTTATGTAAATGCCTAGCTTCAGCATGCCTAGCGCGTTCGTCATCGTCATCTAAATGAGGTGCTGCAGGTACTATATTAGAAGGCTGCCAAGGGGCTGTAGGAGCCTGAAAAGGAGTTTGGAATGGTGTAGTAGCACCAAGCCCTTGACGCATCGTTGGAGGGCATCCTAGAGGCTGCTGAGGGCTAAATGAAGGGGTCTTTGCCACTAGCGTAGTAATAACGCCAGACAAGAACGCCACCATCATCTTTAAAATCTCAAAGAACGCCTTATCCGCTGGAGCCATCCCAGACATCGGCTGCTCAACAAACACTAAGTTGTACAGAATTACTGCCATAGCTGAAGAGAAAACCAATACAAGCATCTTGCCAGCAAAGAATCTCAACCTGACATCGTATTCTTCGACTGTCAGTTTTTCTTTCTTTCGCAACAACAATTCTTTAATGATTTCTTTCATCTCTAGGCTTAATTAACATGTCAGGACAGTCTTCTTTGACTTCACAATCAGGCTTCTTACACCGTTGCTCTTCCCAATGCTTAGGGTCTTGGCAGTAATACCGAATACGTTCCTCGCATCCTGTAATCAACAAAAATAAGACAAACCACCTCATTGCTCACCCTGAATCTCTAACATTATCTTTGCACGTAATTCACGCATCTTTCTCGTCTCTTCCATTGCTCTAACAGTAGCGTTGTTCATGTCCATGTAAGCAATCCCCATCACCGGCAAAACTAGGACTAACACAATACACAGTACCAGTACGGTAATGAGTAAGCTCCACGGAATGTTTGGCTCGTCCTTATTAGAATCATCACCCATAGGAACCACAATATTATGAACGCGACCGCGAGTATTGACGTCATCTGCTCCGCGATTTTTCTTTTTATACTTGCCCGTCGCCATTGAGCCACCTGTTGCTTATGTAGTTCTTGACGTTGTACTTCTGCCCGTTCTGCTTTTACCCTATCGCGCATTGCCTCAAATTCAGACCAAATTGCACCGAGCTGCGGGGGTGCCGAGTACACGAGGGTTTCGCGTAACTCGGTTTCCAGCCTCTGCATCTCTTTAACAGCCATGACCCTGTTAAATGCTTCTTGGTTTACAGACAGTTCAGGATCACGCGCTTTCTTGGTCTTTAACTCTTCTTCGTGAACATGCTTTTCAAGCTGCTCATGCGCTTTAAAAAAGTGCCCCAAATGACCGCTAATGTCAGCAACGACGTCCTTGGCTTGACCGTAAGCGTCCACCAGTTCCATGCCTTGAGCTTTATACTCTTGATAAAGCTCACAGCCTTTTCGTATAGCTGCTGCAGCAGTTTTTGCAGCCGCAAGAATAGTGAGGGGATCAATTTTATAATCCTATAAGTTTTTTAAAAAACTCAGCGGCTACGCCGGGGCCTAGCAAAACAAGAATTATTACGCCATACAAAAGATACTCAATCTTCTGCATACGCTTAGAGCCTTCATCGAATCTACGTTGAATGCTTTCATATCGCTCAGCACAAACAGCCTCATGGACTGCCAAGCGTGTATCTGTATCGTCAGCCATTTACGACCTCTGGTTCTTCAGTGTTAGCGGCAGGCACCTGTGGTATAGCTTGATTATGAATAGCCTGAATCAAAGGTGCAGCTTGAACGTAAGGAAGCTGTCCTAAAGCCGTTAACAAAGCGTTTACTTCATCAATAGTGAAGTTTAAAATTATATTCATCATTGATCCTGTAGTTGTGATGTTGGTGGTGTGAAGTTTGTGGTGTAACGTGCTACGCCTTTAGTGATACGGAGGTCGTCGATGTAGCCAATAAACTGACGGCTTCCGGGAACTTGAGGGCCAGTACCTACATACAAACTGGAAGTGGATGTGCCAGATATATTACTAATTGTACTAACTGTGCCAACACTTACACCATTAAAGTAAAGCGTAACAGCAGAGCTAGTTCTAGCCAAACAAACATGAGTCCATGTGTTTGTAGACAAGTTAGATGACGACGTAAAACGCGAGGCATTAGCGTCAATATATGATACAGCCCCTGAAGTACCTACTTCCAAAACGTAATCAATATATCCACCCGAAGTACCTACACCCAAAATTCCTGCTGCCGAATTTGTAAATGCGGTCGGATACACCCAACACTCAATAGTGAAGTTACCTGTTCCAAAAAAAAGGTTTATTGGATTAGTTTTCCCGTTAAAGTAATTGCCATTTGTTGCAGGCATATACATAGAACTACCGCCAAACTTACTCTGTGCAGTACTAATCTGAGCTGAACCAACAGTCTCTAATGCGTTATTAGCCGTGTTGTCGTAGATGCCAGCGTTGGTGGTAGACAGAAGTAACTGAGTATTGCTAATTGCTGTTAATGGTACTAATGGTGGAGCAAAAGCTTTTGTATAAACAGCAGTTCCTTTAACTACACGAACATTAGATATATAACCATTCCAATAACCAGAAGAAACAAATCCACCAACAGTAAAATAACCATCAGATAAATTTGTGCTAGTAGTTGCTGTAGCTACAGAAACACCATTTTGGTACATAGTGACTGCTGAACCACTTCTTACTAAAGCCACATGCACCCATTGTTTTGCGCCAAGTAACGTAGATGATGCAGTATTAGCTCCACCAACATACATATTTAAATATCCACTCGGGGTGTAATTTACACCAGCAGAATTACTACTTACTACGTTTCCAGAACGTGTATCAAAAACGCCATCGTAGCTTGCTCCACCCGTACTATTGTTTGCGTAAACCCAACATTCAATAGTGAAGTCACCGGAAAATTGGAAAGCTGCACCTTGTGGCGCAGTTAAATTATCCCCATTACCATCAAAATACGCACTACCACCTATCAATGATGTGCTGTAGGCAGTGTTTAATGTAGTTTGATCTACCACTGCTGGGAATGGGGTAGGGGATGTTACTGGATAGACTGTACCTGATACTGTTACAGTAAATGCATTTCCGCTGTTATCAACAATCGTGCTGCTCTGGCAAATCAACAGACTAGTGTTTGTGATTGCTGTTAATGGCGCAGTAGGCGGTGTAAACGCCGACGTATAAAGAGCCGTGCCTTTAAGAACCCTGTAGTTGCTAATGCATCCATTTAAATAAACAGAGTCACCGGGGCTGCCGCCAATATTAATTTGACTTGCAGTTTGATATGTCTGGCTTGAAGTTCCAGATGCAAGGGAAACACCATTTCTGTATAAAGTGATTGTTGTCCCACTGCGAACAGCAGCAACGTGATACCACGTATTAGCACTCCAACCAGATGTGCTTCCTTGGTTTATATCTACCGTTCCACCTGAGTAATACCAACGCAAACCAACAGAGTTGTTAAATAGGAATAACAAGTTTGAAGCAGAGCCTGTCGTTCCATATGAAGTAAAAGGTTGTGATGCGCTAACGCTATTTAAATTAACCCAAAACTCAATAGTGAAATCACCGCTAAGGGTAATAGCCGTATTGTTCAAAACATATAAATATCCCGTGCTTCCGTTAAACCAATTGCTATACGTCGTCGGCGTGATGTATGCAGGGACGAACGGGGAGAAGGCTTGGACGGATGGTGAGTTTGCAGGGGTTAGCGTGTTATTAGTCGCGCTGTTGTCTACAAATCTATTGCTTTGGCATGACAATATTCTAGTGTTTGTTGTAGCCGTTAATGGCGAAGTAGGTGGTGTAAAGTTTTGAGTAGCGTTATAGCCACCAGAGCCAATAATCAATCTAAAGTTTGATATATACCCACTAAACGTAGTAGAAGAAGCAGAGCCATTAGCGCCTATTGCAGGCGTGTACGTTGTAGAACCCGTATTAATTGTGCTTGTGCCTAACGTGGAATTTGTTGCAACTATAACTCCATTAATAAACAAACTAACTGTTCCACCAGTACGCACAAGAGCAACATGACTCCAAGTATTTAATGCGGGGGCTGTAGTTGAAGCAAAATTATAATTACTACCGCCAACATATAACTCACAACTTAAATAACCCGTGCTAGATGGCATATTAAAGTTATATGAACTTCCAGAAGTTGTTGCTCTATCTGATTGACCACCAAAAATGTAATACGCATTACTTCTATCTAATGGGTATATCCATGCTTCTAAGCTAAAGTCACTAGCACCAACAGTTGAACTTCCCACAGGCAATCCAAGGTAGCTTGTGTTTACAAAATAATTACTCCACCCCGTCTGTGAGAAAGGCGTGAATGTACCTTGAGTCGTATTGCCATTTCTGGTGATGGTGAAGTTGTTCGTTGAGCTATCTAAGAACGTATTGTTCTGTGCGCCGTTAGTACCGTTACCATGCAGCATCAGTGTAGTCTGATTGAAGTACGGGTCGTAGATAGGCCACTTACGGTTAGCTTGGTAATACTCAGCTTGATCTAACGTCCATACACCACCAGCCGCAGCACCAAGCGCAGGGTTAAATCCTGTGTATCCAGCAAACGGTGTGAAATTGCTGACGGTAGCAGAACCACTTGCCGTAAGAGTGAGTGCGCTAGTGCTGTTGTCAACAATAGTCGTGCTTTGGCAAGTAAGTAATGTTGTATTTGTTATAGGGAATAATTGTGTTGGTGGAGTAAATGCAGCCGTATAAACCGCTGTACCTTTAACAACACGAGCATTTGAAATGTAGCCAGACAAATACGCGCTAGTTTGACCACCACCTATTAACACTTGTGTTGAAGCAAACGCTGCCGCTTGTGTAGCGGTTCCAGAAGAAACGCCATTAACCCATAAAGTAACAGTGGAACCAGATCGTGTTACCGCAACATGGTTCCAAGCATTTGCATTCATTGCATTGGTTGAGCTTAAAAAAGAACTAGAACCATACAAAGCAACTGCTACGGTATATGCGCTAGAGTTTTGGAAAAACTTTAATGCGTTAGTAGTTGTTGACCCAATAATCATAGGGCCATTAGTAGTGCCTGTGGCAGTCGGGTATACCCAAGCCTCGACAGTAAAATCAGCAGGAAGTGAAAACGCAGTGCTTGTAGTCGCCGTTAAATAACCCGTGCTCCCATCAAACGCAACAGAAAACCCTGCTGGCGCACCAGTAGTCACAAAATTGCCGGGAAATTTGTCTGACACGTTTTACTCCTTATTGTCTCGGCAGTGCCTGTTGTGGAGGCGTGAAGTTTGCTATGTAACGTGCAACACCTTTGGTGATGCGTAGATCGTCTATATAGCCTGAATAATATTCAGGACTTCCAGAAGGGGCTATGGCAATTAACAAAACTCCGTCTGTAAATGTTTGCGTAGTTAATGTCCAAGTAGAAGTAGCGGCAATACCGTTTACATAAACTTTTACAATCAATCCTGTTCTAACAACAGCAAGATGATTCCATGTATTTATTGTAAGAACACCTGAAGTTGCAGATGAAGAAATTGCATAACCACCATTAGAATAAATAAAAATTTGTCCAGATGCGTTCGCTCCAAAATGGAAGCCAGTTGCGCTTGCTCCTGAAGTATTACAAGAATAAATTGTTTTGTTTGTAGCAAAAGCCGTAGGAAACAACCACATTTCAACAGTAAAATCGCCTGTACCAAAAGCATTTATATTTCCTGTAACGCCTTTTAAATTATCAGACGTACCATTAAAGTACATACTCCCACTACCGTACTTCACAGGGCTTGTGCTTACCTGTGCGTTGCCTACTGTCTCTAATACGTTACCCATCTTGCCGTCGTATATACCAGCGTTGGTGTAGTTGAGGAGTAGCTGTGTATTAGTAATTGCAGTAGGAGGCGCTGTAGGAACAGAAATTGTGGCGTTTGACACACCATACACATCAGAGCCTTTAACAAAACGCATACCCGAAATATAACCAGTAAGACCAATAGTTATATTGTCGTAAATTCCAATATACGTTGAAGCAGCAACATATGTTGTTGCATCTGTAGCTGAGCCGCCATCAGTGGAAGAACCATTTATCCACATCTTAGTGGAGTTTGCAGCACCTCTAGCAACTATGATGCTGAACCAAGCATTAACAGGAGCATTTATAGAAGAAGTAATAATGTCTGCAGTATTATACGAACGCAAAACAACTTTGTTAGACCCGTTAATATGTATGTAAAAACCACTATTAACTGCGGTATCCCATATAGTCATTGCACCAGATGCTGTTCTATATACCCAACATTCAAATGTGTACGTGCTGCTTGCTGGAGTTAAATTTGCATTGCTTGCAAGAAGTAAATAATCCCCCGTACCATCAAAATACCCAGACCCGCCTACTACGTCTGGTGTCCATTGCAGCGCAGGAGCAAAAGGGCCGAAGGCTTGGACTGATGGGGTTCCAGCACCAACTGTTACTGTAAGACTATTGCCACTATTGTCTACAAAATAATTGCTTTGACAAGTAAGTAATCCAGTGCCAGACACCGCAGTTAACGGAGTAGATGGAACTACACAACTTGTTGCGGTTGCGCTGTAAATAGCAGTGCCTTTTACAAGACGAGCGTTTGATAGATAGCCAGTAAAATAATACGATGTTCCATCAGAGGCTAAATACACACTTCCTGTGCCTGAATAATTTGTTGTATCAGTTCCGCTATAAATTCTTGTGCCATTTAAAAATATGGCGTTATTGTTAGAGCCATCACGCACATACACTAAATGGTTCCAAGTATTTGGAATTGGGACTGTTGATGAGTTAATTACTGTTCCGCTTTTTGACCAACTTAAATAATTATTCGCACCGCTTGTATAAAATTGCCAATCAGCACCACCAACCCCTTTTGTTATAAAAGCAGTTCCAGAGGTAGTAGAAGTAGTGTAGTAATACCAACATTCAACAGTAAATGCGCCAGTACCAAAAACCATTGCGGTGTTATTGGCAATAGTTAATCTGCTACTTCCATCAAAGTAATTCCCCCAATACCCCGGAGCCTGACTAAACGGCGAGAACGATCCTTGGGTAGTGTTGCCGTTTCTTGTGATGAAAAAGTTATTGGTGCTGCCATCTAAGAAGGTCTGATTCTGCGAGCCGCTGCCTGTACCGTCTGCTTGTAATAGCAGAGTGGTGTTCTTGAAATTAGGGTCAGTTACCCATTGTTGATTGGTCAGCGCCTGAGCCTGAGCTTCTAGCGTCCATACACCTTGGTATTGTGGCATTTTATAGCCCCGATATTTGGTCTGAAGTTAATGCAGGAATGTCAGTTGAGGTTAAGTCAACAGTAGCCTGTGTAGTGATCGCTGGTTCTGGCTGAGTCTCTAGCGCAGTTAAATCCATCGTAGGCAAACCAGCCGGTACTTCATACGCAGGAGCCACGAATACATTATTTTCTGCATCAAACGTATCGCCAATAGCTGCAAATTTGCCACGGAAGGTAGCGTTGTAGCTTGTCTGCTTCCAATTAGTATGACCGCCCGACCAAGAAGTTAGGAAAGCAATACCCTTCTCTTCAGACTCAACAAGAGACACAAGTACATTACCGTTCTCGTCTGTCGTAGTCTTGCTAATCTCTAGCTCATGGTTGCTGAGTGCGTTAACTTCTAGCACCACGTTGTTGTCATCCATCTTTGCGAAATGCGCCATGTGCTACCTCAGAATGTTATTGATCCGTTGCCAGTGAATGTATATACGTAGTCACTACCGACGTTAGTAATTGTAGGAGAACCTGTGTAAGAAGCTGCTGCTCTTGGACTACGAACGATGACTATGCCACTGCCCCCCGCGCCGCCGGTTCCATTACCCCCGCCGCCACCGCCACCACCTGAGCCGCTATTTGCTTGTGCATTAGTTCCGTTGCCGTTTTGAACACCATATCCACCCCTACCAGACCCGCCAACAGTTGTAATTCCTACGTTGTGACCTGCACCGCCACCGTCACCGTAAAAAATTTGAGTGCCTGTTATTGTGGAAGTTATGCCAAATCCACCATTTCCAGCTGGAGATACCGTACCACCGGGGCTTCCCGTTGTCCCAGCACCGCCGCCACCGCCGCCACCATTTCCAGAAACTACTCCAACCGCGCCGTTTGTACCTTGCCCAGCCGTTCCTTTTCCAATATTTGCGCTAGTCCAAGATGAACCTGCGCCGCCTCCAGAACCGCCATCAGCACCGAGTTGATTTACCCCAGCCGCCAAAGAGCCAGAGCCACCACCACCGCCACCCGTAGCAGTAACGCCAGTAAATACAGAATTGGAACCGTTGTTGCCTCTAGTCCAGTTAGTGCTTTGCGTTGCCCCACCAGCGCCAACAGTAATGCTATACGTAGTGCCAGTTATCAAACCAAATGAAGTAAGAATAACTCCACCAGCACCACCGCCAGCGGCATCAGTATCACCACCAGAACCCCCTCCAGCCACAACCAAAAGGTTATACGCAAGTGCAGTTAAGGCTAACGGGTTGTACGTTGCCGTGACATAACCACCGGGATAACGAAGTCCCATGTCAGCCCCGATTAGGTGATTTGCTCAAACGTCGCTGTAAATGTCAGCGCACTAGCCGTACCAGAATAAGCAGCAACAGACTGATTCTCAGTGATGTACACAGAGTTGGTCTTGTCGATGATAATCAACGTCGCATTTGGCGGCACTGAAATCTGATACGCAGGATACGTAACCACAGTAGCTGAACCGAACGTCGCGTTGTTACCAATCGCAATCGTTGCAGTCACAGCACTAGAAGTCGTATTTGATGCGGTGATCGACGTAATACGGTTCACAGTGCTTGCCGCTGGGGTTAAGCCCGTTAGCGAAGTCGTACCGTTGTACGTCCATGAAGTCGTGGCAGTAGCCGCCGACGAAGGAATAACGTAACCGACGTTTCCGTAAATACTTGTTACGTTGATAATGTTCGGGTTTGGCACAGATTTTCTCCTTTAAACGTGATTAGCGTAAGAGCCGTGATACTTTTCACGAGCTTCAGTTGCGACAAGTTCAGCAAATTCTAAATCTTCAAAGTATCCAATATTCTTACGCTTTTTATTTGCATCAACATACACAAACCATTGATTTCTTATTTTGTTCCAAGACACTCCTTTTACTTTAGAAGTGCTATTAGAAAATAATTTTCTATTGCTTGCGTTTTGAGAAGACGTTGCTGGTCGTAAATTTTCAATCCTATTATCCAACGTGTCTCTATTTATATGATCAAGTTGACTAGGTACATAACCGTGATGCCATAAATATATCAACTTATGAACGCACCAGTGTTGTCCATTTATCTTTGTAGTTATGTACCGAGCATTTCTTTCACCCAAGTTTTTAGCAGAGTAATTACCAACTTTGCTACCAGCTTGGTTTGCTCTGCCCATTCCAGAAATCTTTCTTATTAAGTACCCATCTTTGTGATACTCAAAAAGTTCTCTGGCTTTATCCTGAGTAAATGTTGTCATTTTAGAAACCAAAAATCATTGAAATAGCCACTACTTTACCTATAGAAACACCGCCACTAGCTGCTGACCAAATAGGTGGACTAGAACCTTGAGATGTCAGTACGTAGCCACTAGTACCAGCCGAAGTAAACGCATACGCAGTACCTGTACCGTATGGAACCGCACCTGCAGTTGGTGTCGCTGATCCATTAGTACCACCGTTGGCAATCGATAATGGCAAGGTTATAGATGCAGTTGCAGCCGTTGCCAATACAGTAATGGTTCCAGACTTGTTGTAGTACAACTTTCCATCAGGAACATTCAGCGCCAATTCACCCACAGCAAGGTTACTTGTTGTCGGCTGATTACCAGCAGAGGTGCTGTTAAATAAGATAATTGGGGTGTAACCAGTAGCTGCCATGGCCTATTCCTTAGAAAGTCCCACCATTAATACCAGCCGTTAGGGCATTATTAGTGTAATTGTAAGTCAATAAAGTATTTGTAGTAAGTGGTTGATTGCCTGTAGCTGTGGCAGAAAATGTTAGGTAATTGGTTGCTCCAGCACCAGCTGCCAAAGTAACAGTCGCAGCATTTGGCGTTGTCCAAGTCGGTGTTGCCGCACTACCTGCTGAAGTTAATACTTGACCACTTGTTCCAAAATTTGTCGTTCCTGAACCAGTTCCGGCAGCTAAGTTTGTATTTAAACCTATAGCACCTGACGAATTAATTACGTGCGCTGATTGTCCTGACGAACCCCACGCAAAGTAAGTTTTCTTACCGTTTCCTGAGCCAAAAGAAATATCTCCATCATGGCCAGAAAAATAAATTCCATTATTAAGGCTAAAAAAATCAGAAGGAACACCAGCACCTGAATATAAAGATGAATTCATACCAAACTCACCATAATAGGTAGAGTCTGTTCCTAAATCATTGCTTAATACATAATTAGTAGAAGCTCCTGCTGTACTACTGCTGTTTTGAATAACAGTTTGCAAATAATTGCCGGATACCGCTGCGCCTGAAGTAATGCCTGAATTGCTTGCATTAAATGTTAAATTTGGCGTTGTGCTAATTGTTGATGTTACAGATAAAGTAGGGGAATAAAGCGTAGTACCTGTGTAATAAAATCCTGAGTTTGACGCAAAAGCACTTGTGCCATTACCGTAAGGAACATAGCCAGCAGTCAAACTAGTAATTCCTGTACCGCCATTTCCAACAGGTAAAGTTCCTGTAACACCAGTAGTTAAAGGCAATCCTGTAGCGTTTGTAAGCGTTCCAGAACTAGGAGTACCTAAAGCACCACCGTTAACTACAAACGCCCCTGCTGAGCCTGTATTGACCGCTAAAGCCGTTGCTACGCCAGTACCTAAGCCAGTAATTGATCCAACCGCTGGAGTCACTGTTGTGTTGCCAGCTAAAGTTAACTGACCCTGAGCGTTGACAGTAAACGTGCCTACCTGAGTAGCAGAACCGTAAGAACCAGCTGTTACCGCTGTATTGGCTAAAGCAATAGTTACTGGGGTTGAACCGTTAAAAGTACCACCAGATAAGCCAGTACCAATCGTTAACGTACTAGTAGTCGTTGCCGTAACTGTGGTTGAGCCACCCAAACTAACGGAATTACCATTAATCGTAATTGCACTGTTAGCAAGCTGAGCGTTAGTAATAGTCCCAGAAAGAGCTGACGTTGGGATACTTGACGATGAAGTAACTGGGTTATTACCATTGGCATACATGTAACCATTGAGACTAGTTACTGTAATGCTAGTAAATGCCTCTGAACTAGAACCATCAATCTTCTGCCAAGTGTATCCATTAAATACTGCCCAATCACCAACCGACCACAAAGAAATACCATCAAGATTGGTTGTACCAGCTACAGAGACAATGTAGTAATAGCCTTTAGTGCCTACAGACGAAGTTAATGTAGGTGAGTTTGTACTAGCGTCCCATGTACCTTGAAAAACAACCGCGCCAGAAGTAGCAGCAATAGCAGCTACAGTCGTCTGTACTGTCTGACCATTCTGCACAACAGGGACTAACTCTGAGCCAGTCAAGCCAGTTTGTGGAGTTGGTAACTGAGATATTCTTACGTTAGCCATGATTAAGGACTCAAATTATCCAAATTGCCATCTAATGGGTTCTGTGATGTCTCAGGAGCAATACCCCATTCACCAGCTGATGATAGACCGTCATTTACTACGTTAGGATCAGTAGTAATCGCGTCTTGGTACTCTGCAACATCAGCATCAGGCCGTGGAAATCGTATTGCTATCTTCTCAGGCTGTCTTGCTGGCAACCTATAAGGATCACGCTCGTCGTTACAACCTTCATTACAGACGCGAAGACCGGGGATATTTCTGTCTTCCGATATGTCTGAGTACGCACGTTTCATCTTGCATCGATCACAAATTGCAATCGATAAGACAGAATTACCATGAGTATCTAACCAAAGGCTCATCTTGTATATGGGCTAATGTTAGGTGCGTAATATATAGGCGACTTGTCTCTTTCTTCTTGCTCAGCAAGTAAGAAGGACTTTTCAGCCTGCTGCTCACAATAAACTATACGGCTAGGGTCAACATGAGGCAATTCCATAGCCATTTGGTGCGCTAACATGTTCTGGATAGCCAAATACCACCGCTGAGGTATCTCTAACGAGCCAGAAAGCGCTCCAACGTCTTGAATATAACGCTGCGCCCATACAACTACCTGCGGCTGATAACTGCTTGGCGTAGGCCATAGATACATTGCTGGCTGTGGGATATTCCTATCAAACCAAAACTGCAATGGACGGTAACTTGTAAAGTTTTTATTAGGCAAATTGGTGTAATCATCACGATTCATCCGTGCCATTGGTATTTCAATAGGGGAAGAACCAAAAGTTACCTGATATACACCCATATTAATGCCAGATGTCTGCAGAATTCTCCAATAAGGAGCAGATGCAGAGGGGTCTAGGTCGTAATATATCCACGTTCCAGCAGTCCAAGTAGTTGAACCGGGGTCATAAATGGTCGTCCAGTTCGTATTGTCTTGAGAATACTGAATCGCAATGTCAACAGAGCCGGAAACTGCAGGCAAAATACCTACAGTAGCAATGTAAACAGGGTTTCCTGAGCCATTATTGATGCCAATGTACCCAGTATTGTTTGATAATTGACAAATATTAGTGTATTGACCGTCAAAAGCATACGAAGAATTACCAGATGAGCTATAACCGCCCATAGTATTGTTCGTCGTTGTCCTAAAATTGACGTTTAATACGTCATTATACTTAGTTGGCAAGTAGTTAATGTAATGATCTGGGGTCAGACCATAGACATACTTTTCAATACACCAGTATTGAATGCCATAGTTAACTAAATTAGACAGAATGTAGTACAGGCTTTGCTTAGCAGCCTGCACTTGCTCAACACTTAGGTCTTCTGCAAGCTTACCTGCGCGTCTAGCCCCACTGTCTATCAAGTTTTGGACAGTAATAACGGTAGTGCTGACTGTTCCGCTTGTGCTCATGGCTTACCAATTAGCGTTCTTTTTAGGGACATGGGTAGACATCTTGCACGTTGTCGCACCACCATGTTTAAAACCTAAACTTTCTTTAGCAAACTTAGTTGCGCTTTCGCCCATGCCAGAAAACTTGTTCTTAACATAATCGTAAGCATCAGATAACGCCTTACGAGGAGCTTCGTTCTCTATTCTTTCTTGCTCTAAAGACTTTTTGTACTCTTCATTTTCCTTCTTTAAAAGGGCATCCTGACGAGCGTTCTTTAGGTAGTTGTTTTCTGCCATGATTATTCCTTACCAATTAGGGCATTTCCAGCGTTTCAATGAGGCTTTAGCTCTAGGAGCATCACCCTTCGCATGTTCTACTACACCACTCATCCGAGCACAAAATGAATCTTTACGTGATCCACCCTGTGGTTGAGGAGCCTTTAAATGGCTTCCAGTCTCTTTGTTGTACTTAGCCCTACCCTTGGCAGTCAGACCAGCTCCGCGTTCAACTGAGAGCTTCTCACCGCGCCCTACAGCCAAAGAAACACCACCGTCTTTCTTCTTAACTGTCTTAGCCGCTTGTTTGAAAGCATCAGCAGTAGGAGCACCCTTGCTGCCGGGCTTTCTCATGTGCTCACCAGAACCGTGAGCTATCCGCTCCTGCTTGGCGTGGATGTTTTCATAGAGACCACCATCCTTTTTCTTCGCAGCACGTTTAACGGAGTAGGCAATCGCTACTGCCTGTTTGACAGGGCGACCAGCCTTTACCTCAGTAGATACGTTCTTTTGGAATGCAGCCGCTGATTTGCTCTTAGTTAATGGCATATTAAGCCTGACTTTCTGACCAGCTTAGACGGGCGATGATTGTTTTTGCGGAAGCTTCAGTATTTGTAGCTACAACATAAAGAACATCTGGGCCATCAGGATACTGACCAGCATAGCTAGTTGGAACTGTATTGTTCAAACCACCACCAAGAATTGCATTGCCGATACCAGCAACAGAAGTCAAATCTAGTGTTGTCTGACCAGAACTGTTAGTAAACGCAGCTGCAATCGACTCACCACCAGTAAATGTCGCTGTTGTTGATGTTTGAGTTGCAACTTGAACAATAGAGCTTGTATTTGTATTGTTCTGCGTTGGGGAAGCAAATGAAGTCCATGATGGAGAGCCACCACTTGTATACCCATTTAAGTTCAATTGAATTAGAAACGCGCCAGAAGTAATGACACCCAACTCACGCAATTGCAACTGAAGGCGGTTAATAACTTCCTTTTGACCCAACGTACCAACTTGGCCGTTATCCACAGAAGGAGCTACACGAATAGCCATAATGGGGACAGTACCGCTTGCTGGTACGTTGACAGTTGCCGTTGTACCGTAGTTATAAATCAACGATACGTCTTGGCTGTAGCCACCGTCCATAACCACTGACGAACCCCAGTGCGATATAACCGCTACTGAATCAGGCGGGGAATATTCAATAGATACAGGAGGAATAGCATTGGTAGCAGGAGTTGCCGCAGTAAATGCAGATGCAGCACCGCCACCAGTCGCACCGCGAGTGCAACCTGTCAATTGGTCGTAAGCCAAACCAGATGCAGCCGCAGTTGTAATGCCTGTGTAAGTCACATACTCAACCGCACCACCACTTGCTGCAGCCGTAATTTTTACTGTACCGCCATTTGGATTAAAGCCAGCCGAATTAACGATAGGAATGGTTGTTACGCCACTTGTAATCGTCGAATACAACGTAGTAATAGCACCCTGACCATTAGACTCATAACGCGATGGCAAGTTACCAGAACGCATGTACGCTTGATATTGGATGTTGTTGCTTTGGAAAGCATAGACATAAGCAATAGCACCGCCTGATGTACGTAAACCAAAACGAGCCACACCAGCGCCGTACCATGAGTAGTCAATGAACCACATCTGATTCTTTGTCAGATCAAGGGTATAACCACTTGGGCCAGTACCATCTAATGGGTCATACCATTGTGACTGAGGAATCTTAGTATCAATAGTCTTAGATACCAACGCATTCGCAATAGTCACACCACGATACTCAGGGCTGATATTTAATGATGTGTCACTAGCAATATTCAATACGCGATAAGTTTGACCGCGAATTACAATGTAATCGCCGGGATTTAATTGGTTGGTAAATACTGTACCTGTACCAGTTACTGTACCGTTACCCTGAGTAACAGAAACTGTGCCACTCAATTGGTTAATCGAATTACGCCAAACAGCATACAAAGTTTGACCGTCAAATTGGAAGAACAAACCATTTTGTGAGTCAAAGAAACCAATCTTGTTGCTTGAGCCATACCAGCTGTAAGGGCTGACAACAACAGGCAAACCAGTGTTAGTCAACGCAGGACTAGATGAAGGAATGACGTTGTTTGTTGTATAAGTTAATGTGGTTGCTGTTGGGACAGAAGCAATCTTAAAGATGCCGTTATAGGCAGCAACAATAGCGCCACTTATCTGAATGTAAGAACCAACTGTCATATTGTGCGCCCAACGAGTGGTCACAGTAACAGTCGTATTAGAACCATTGTTGGTTACCGAAGTAACAAACAAACGTGGCTTCAAAATCGAACCAGTCGAAAACTGAATGCCTTTACCTGATTGGTAACGGAAGTAACGACGGGTCTGACGAGCCATCTGTTGATTAGGAACTGCAGCGCCTGCTGTGAAGTTCACAGAACCATCATAAGCGCGAGTCTCTACGTAACCAGAAGGACGAGCATAAACCGTAGTACGAGCACCAACCGTTGTGACTGTGCCAGAAGCACCAGTCGTTGCAATAGTGAACGAATTGGCTGTAGGAACTGTAGCAACTACCCAAGCACCGTTAACACCTGTACCGCCAGTAGTTGTTGTAATAAAAACTTGTGAGTTAGCACTCAATCCATGCGGATACGTAGTGTTAACTGTGATTGCTGTACCGCTAGTCGTAATAGCTGTGGTGCTTGATGCAGCCACTGCAATACCAGCGTTAGTAAAGAAATAACCGGAGTAAACATAAGTAGCAGTAGCGTTGTATTGCTCACCAGAAGCTACAACACTCGTCGTAATAACAGTAAACGATGTACCGCCAGTAGAAGCAGAGACTAACCACCAACCATTGGCGTTAGTGTCTAGTGCATCTTCAATAAAGACTGGAGTGCCAACAGTAACTGTTGCCGTAGTGGAAATTACAAGAGTTGTTGTGCCGTTACCTGTAATAGACGTTACAGGAACAGGAGCATTTTGGTTGTACCAGCAGCTCTGACGATTGTTCTCAAGATCAAGTTGTTCCCACTTACTGGGCTGCTGACCGTATTCAAAGTCAGTGTCGATCAAAGATTGAGGCTGCGATACCCTCATCTTGTCTACAGCATCATAGGCTCCAGACAGTTGAGATTTTTGTGTACGCAGTTGATCTTCCGTCTTAGAGGAAGAATTTGTATAAACAACTAACTGTGCCATTTTGCGCCCTTAGTAATAGAAAAGTGAAGTGGTAATAGGCTGAGACAGCTGGGGGGACATGCCCCCCCATTTTACTTCTTAGTAATTACATTTGCCGCCCTTTTTGTGATGTGTAGACACCTTAGAAGTATGGTGAGCTTTACCACCGTGCTTCATAGGATGACCATCCATCTTGTCATGACCGTGATCGTGCTTAGCCACATGCTGATGCATATGAGTATGACCGTGATCATCATGACCGTGCGTAGTGTGATGCGCTACATGACCGCCATGAGCGTGATGCTTCACATGACCGCCCTTTTTGTAGCCAGCCGGAACTTGTTTGATCGCACCAGTTCCTGCTTTCTTTTGCATAGGGCTATGAACGCCATCATGAACCATAGTGTTCTCATAACGCTTTGCTACGTTCTGAGACACTGTGCCGCCCTTAGCATAGTGATGCTTCTTAGTATGACCACCGTGTTTGTAGCCAACGCCCTCAAGCGCGCCAGTCTTTGAACTGATGCTCTTGCGTTGCTTAGCCTCAACCACTTTGTCCTGAACATCAATATGTGGGTGCAGTGTGCCGCCTTTAGCCATGTGATGCTTAGCATGACCGCCGTGCTTTAACTGCTTACCACCTTCATGGACAGTTGACATAACGCCACCAGCAGCTTTGTGGTGCTTCTTGGTATGACCACCATGCTTATAACCGGGGCCTTCAACAGCACCAGTCATTGCCTTGTGGTGTGGCTTACCCTCTTCCAGCAAACCGCCGGGAGTTGGCTTATAAATGCCACCCTTTTTCAAACCACGATGCGCCTTGCTTGCAGGCATATGCTCATGATGTTTGAGTTCCTTCTCCATCTTGTGCATCTCATGCATCTCAGCTTTGTGCTCAGCCTTGCTTTCAACTTCGCCACCATGCTTGCGCATCATAGGAGCGCGAGTTGGAGCTGCAGCAGCCATTGCCATACGAGTGCGTGGACGAACCATAGAAGCAGCACCCATAGGAGCACCACCCATCATCATATGCTTCTTATGAGCATGGCCACCCTTCTTCATGCCATGACCAACCTCGTCAACTGAAGGCTCTGTAGTCTTCTCTTTAGGCTCACGCTTAAATTTAGTTGCCATAACGGTTCTCCTTTAAGCTTGGTCTGAGCCAAGCAAGCCTGAACGGGTTGAATTTGGGCCAACTTGGATTGCTGTCAAACCCATGCTGATCAACAGACGTTTAGAGCCGTCTGGAGTACCAGAAATTGCGTAAGTACCGCGTACATCTGGAGTTACAGCGCTAGAAACACTTGAAGGAACCAAGTTCATACCGCTAGTAATTGTTGTGCCGCCAGTAGCCGCAAACGTACCAGCCAAGTAGTTAGCTTGAGTGGTTGACAGCTTACCAGTTGTACCAGATACGTTAGTCCACCAGTAAGTGGTGTTCAACGAAACGCCAGTCAACGTACCCAAAGCACCAGTCAACGACACTAAAGTACCGCTTGGTGGAGAGTAAGCAACAGTAATAACGCCGGGAGTAGCAGCAGTAAAGTTTGTGATTGCTTGTGTTGAGTAAGTAGTTGAACCACCACCCAAACCAGCAACTACGCCAGAAGTATTGTCAATCGTGCCAGCATTGAACTTAGCAGTCAGAACATACGAAGGATCAGTTACCTTAGCAGGCAAGCCCATGATCTTAGTCGTATCAACCGACACAGCTACCGTAGTAGCAGCCGAGAAAGCTACGCTAGAGATTTGGAAGAATGCCTTACGACCATTTACAGTGGTTGACTGTGTAGTGCCAGTCTGAATAATTTCAGACATTGATTGACCGTAATAGTCATAGCCAGACACAGTTACGTTAGAGGCTGTTGGCGAACCTGAGCCAACTGTCAAAGAAACTGCGCGTGGGTAATCTAATTGAAGAACAATCGTGCCATCGCTACGAGTTACCTGCGTTGTACCTGCGGTAGTTGAAGCAGTAGCCAACTGAGTGCCACTATAAGTAGTAGCGACAGTAGGAGTCTTAGCGGCAAGAACAGCGGCTGTAGTAACAGTAGCTGGAGTCTCATCCAATAAGTAAACACGACCCATTGGGCCAAAGCCCAAGTCCATTGGTGCTGGGTTGGCAAAAGCGTTGTTGGGATTAGTACCAACAAACGACTGAGCCGAACCTAAAAACAAATCATCTGAAAATTGTGGCATTTTGTCTGCTCCATGAAAAGTATGACAAATTGTAGAAAAGGGGGAGTGTTACCTCCCCCCGTGTATTACGCGCCCGGTGTACCGAACAAGCAACGTGGATCAGTCCAGTTAGGGATGTAACGCTCAGTCGCCTTGTAGCGCATTGAGTCAGTTTCAAAGTCACCTTCCATGGTCTTCTCAAGAACACGACGCATCATCAGCTTCAAGCCTTCAGGTGCATCGGTCTGTACCCACCAGTTAGTTGCCGAAGTCAGACGGCTGATTACTGATGCGCCTTCAGGCAACAAGCCAATCGATTTGATTGGGTTGATGTCGTTGTTAGCAGTACCAGTACGCAGGACTGATTTCAGCAGAACTTCTGCTTGGAATACGTTACCCGGAGCAACAACTAGCTTCAGTGGTTGCAGACGGATTTTCTTACCGTTGTTGTCAACAGCTTGACGAATCTGAATCAGCATCTGCTCAAGCGATGTCTGGGACAGAACAGCAGCCGATGTAAGCTGATTGCTGAAAGTACCAGTAGCGATTGGGTGAGCAGTGTTGATCAGCGATACGCCGTCACCACCAACATACGAGCTATTGAAAGCACGGTTCAGAATGTTTGCGCACAACAGTTCTTTAGTCTCAACCAACGATTGAGCCAAGTGTTTTGCGTAAACTTGACCAATACGAATGTGGTCACCATCTTCCACCAGAACTTTGGTCAACGCAAATGCCAAACCAAATACTTGGTAAACATAGCGTTGCAGGAAGAGCACACCACCCTGTTGATAGGTTACAGGCGAGCCATCAGGCAACTGAGGGGCTGCACCGAAACCGTACAGGACGGGTTCTTCGTGGTAGTTACGTGGAATGCCTTGTTGTTCACGGAAAACCGTTGACCATTCATCGGCACGTTGATCATAAACGCCATCGAACGCTTCGTTGAGGATTGGCTCAACTATCGAACGAAAGTCTGTACTTCTCATTGGGGCTGCCATGGTGTCAGTCTCCTAATTAAGCAATAGCGGTGTAAGCACCGTAGAATTGCGTGATTGCTAACTGGACACGAACGATAGTGTACGAATCCCCCCAAGCGTTGTCGGCATATGGAGCCAGATCAACAACGCGCATTTGGCCTTGAACACCATTACCAACACCAGTGGCGCTCAATGTTGCTTGAGACAGACCAGTAGTAGTGGAACCAGAAGTAATGTTACTAAAGTTGTATTCATTACCGATAGTGGATTGAGCCATAGAGCCATCAGCTTGGATTTCATAAACGATGTTTAGGTCGTTGTAGAAATAAGCTACGCAAGAACCAGTAACATACGAGGTGCTTGCAGGCCAGTAGTTAGAAACACGACGACGACCAGTTGTGTCAGTCCACTCAACACCTTGGAATGAACCAGCAACTGGATACGAGGCTGCAGATGCGCCTGCTGCGGGAGCAGTAGCAACTGCGATTGTGCCAGCCGAGGCGTTATAAACGACAGGCTGACCTTTGAGAATGTTCGAGCTGTAGCCCGAAGCAATACCGCCAGCGAGCGCTTGAGCACGTTCCAACCCTGTTGGAAAGTATGCAGGGCGCAGGCCAAACGGAGCAGATGTTGCTGACATAATAGACTCCTTGTAATAATTCCTATCTAAAGACAGGAACCTTAGCTGTTTGGTCAAAATTCATGCCGCCACCTTCAATCTGCACCAATTGTTTCCCAGTACTGTCTCGCATATTAAGCATTTGATCCTGTTGAACTTTGATTTTCTCTTGTTCATCTAATGGAGCATAATGGTGCATTTCTTCCATCATCTCTTGATAGAGTTGCAAGGGAATCTTGTACAACAACATCTCATTAATTGCGATAAAACCTTCATGCTCACCTGATTTCACTCTGAAATGATCAAAGCCTTTAACTTCATCGGCTTTAACAGGGATGTATCCCATGCGCATGCGCTTATGTATTGGGTCATATTGGTTAGTTGTAGATAACCAGCATGGATGAAAGCCCGGTAAATCGGGCGGGGTCGGAAGTGCTTCTTGCTGCCACTCCGAGCGGAATGCTCTACGGCGCTCCTCGGATGAAACCATTTGCTGCTCAGGCGCTTCACGCTGCGCATCATCTTCTGCACGGCTTTCACGACCTGACTTAATATTCTTTTTTAGACGACCGTCCATAATTAGCTCCTAGGTTTGTTTTGACGATCCCACTCTGCATATTTGCGGATCATCGCGTTACGTTTTTCGACGTTATCCCAATTTCCAGACTCTTTAATAGCAGCAACACGCTGTGGACTTAACCTAAACTCATTAGATTTAGTCGTAGCTGTAGCCTCTCGTCCAGAACTTGTCATAACAGACCTAGGTTTTCTAACATTAGCATCATTATAACCACGATTTTGCGTAGGTGGTACATACTTTTGATGACGATATGTCAATTCATCCCAGTACTCTTGAGTAGAAGGATCGTATCCCTCTGCAGTTAGCCTTTTATCAATCATCTGGGCTATCTGAGACTCCTCGTTTTCCCCATTTGGGTCATACCAAGGGTTATCTTCCATCCACTCTGCAGCCATTCGCTGAACCATAGGGTCAGGAACATTAATATTCTGCTGAGGTTGGGACATTTGCTTAGTAGCTTGTTGCTTGACGTTCTGGAAAGACTCCAACTTACGTCGTGCTTCGTACAAAAGCTCTTCAGCTTGAGCTGCAGCTTGTCCATCCTGAGATGCAACAGCCTCACTCATCTTCATTTTGGCGTATTCGAGCTGTACTCCAGCGTCTTCAATCGCCTTGTCAACCCTTGCCAGTTCCGCTCCGCTTGTCTTTTTCTCAAGAGCAGCCAATCTGTCGGCCATTGCTTGATTCTGTTTGCGCAAAGCAGAGATTAAATGGTTAGATTCCTTCGCTTTCTCACGATGAATCTGCTTTTTAAGCTTGCGTTCTTCACGACGAGCAGCTCTTACCGCTTCTCTGTCAGGATCGTCAGCATATGCTTGGTCTTCTTGATGTGATTCTGGGGCAGCATCTACATGCTCTTGCCCTTCATCAGCATCGTTTTGCTCTAATGGAGCATCAGGAGATGTAATTTCTGGGGGTAAAACAACGGTAGCACCGCCATCCTGCCCTTCAGCAACCTGCATCTCCATCTTGTCAGTAGGAGTCATTTCAGTTTCCTTTCAAAACTTAGATGAACGCTTTGATTTCGCGTGGATCACCAGTTACTTTTCCGATAAGTTCATGGTCATTAAAGAAAGTAAACAAAGCACGACCTTTCGCACCATGTTCATCTTCAAACTCAATCTCCCAACGGTCGCCGCCCCATTTAGGAACACGGACATACTCACCAACAGAAGCCCAAGCCCCTTCAGGCCATGCTTCCATCGTGTCACGTTTCTTAAAGGCTAACGGCCCAATGGCAATTACCTTGCCAATCATGGTGTTCCACTTCTCTGTTTCTTTAGTCTCTTCAGGGATATAGATACCTGCTGAAGTTACTTTTTCTTTAACGGCTCTGAGTTGTACAAGAACTCGCGCTCCATACGGAGCCATTAATGGGTCTAGGACTGGAAACGCTTCTTCAAGCGTTTGTTCGATATCATTCGACATCTCTTCTTTCCTCTTCTAAAAGTTGATTAATGAATTGAAGGGTTTCATTCAAACCCATGCTTTGTCCAACCAAACGCTGATAGCTTTCAAAGTTCACACAATGTCCATCTACCATCGATTCGGCAATATCTTGCCGCCTCTGTTTGATCAAACCGATCAAGGCTCTAACATCCATTAGCGACCTCTACCAGCATTCTTCTTCATGGGCATAACTACTGCCACAGTTAAACCACCCTTAGCTTTATGCGCATGACCACCTTTTTTCATTGTGGCAATTGCATTTGGAACAGGTTTGGTAATCTTTGGTGTCACGCCCTTAGCAGGTAGACGGTCAACACCCTTCTCAGGATATGGGCCAATTTTGTTGACGTTCTTCTGATGGGAAATTTCTTCAGGCAACCCAGTGCCGCTACCATCAATAGTGCCGCCTTTGACAGAGCCACCCTTGGCATACTTGTGAACCTTGCCACCCTTTTTCATGTGATTTGCTTCGCCTTCGCCGTACATGGCGATGCGCTTATGCATGTTGATTGCTTCAGACATTTTGGTCTCCTAAATGGGATTGAATCTGGTTTTGAGCTTCAAGAACAGTCTGCAGTTGCTCATGCTGTAGCTGTGCTGCATCGTGAGTCAATTCTGCTGACTTGATTCGCTCTGCCGTCAGATTGTTCTCAGTGTTACGTATGATTTCAGCTTGTATCTTGTCAGTGGCTTCCTTAGATTTCACCTGCATATCAGCCGCTTTGAATTGCATGTCAGCTTGATCCTTCTGAGCCTTACGCTGAGTCTCGGCCATAGAAGTCTGTACTAAGCCCTGAACTTGAACTTGGATATTTGGATCAACAGGAGGTTGATGCTGACCTTGCAATTGCTGCATCATCTGTAACATCTGCTGGATACTTCCTATAACCGCACCTAGCTGCTCTTTACTATCCTGATGAATATGCTGTGATGCCGCAGATAATAACTTCTGAGCTTCTTGGGCGATTGGCTGCACTTTCAATACATCAAAGTGCCGTCCTAATGCATTACTTGTATACCCTTCAGCCATAGACAAATACCAAAGCGTTAAGTGCTGCTTTATATGTTCTAGGCAAGCAGGGACAAAGGTTGGGGCTACAATCGGATTGGAGCCGAATACAGGGTCTTGGGCATACGTCAAATGAGAAATGAAGTGCGCCATATGATCTTGATGTGGGAACGCTCCTACAGGCTTTCCTAGCGTCATAGCCACGTTCTCTAACGCAGGGTTCATGTCTTGTGTTTCCTGTGGATCAGGCAATACCTCATTGATCTCAGGCAACTTGATCTGCTTTAGGATACGGCGCTCAACTGCCAATCTGTTGTACAAGTCTGGGTTAGCCGCAGCGCGAGCAGCCAACGTCTGTATCTGCGCATAACGCTGTGACTCAGCAAAGATATGTGGGTCGCTTACAGGGATAACGTCAGAGTTGCTAATCCAATCATCTGTCGCTATTGGCAAGTCAGCAACCATCTCGCCTTTGCGTTGGTCATCCAAGTACCAACGATTTAAACGGCCAAGAATCTTAAACACACGACGTTGTGAG